CTTCCCAAGCCTGTGAGGCGGGTTCGACTCCCGTATCTCGCTCAAGTATTGATAATCAGCCACTTACATCGTTTTTCACTATAAAAACATAATCAAAAATCATCATTTTCACACACAAAATAGGTACAAAATCGTGCATAATGTACGCCAATGTGATTAGTTTTGTGAGTAATATGTGAGTAAAATTGAGTTGTGAGTAAAAATTGTGAGTAAAATCTGTGAGTAAGTATGAATAGCATCAAGACGTACGTTGAAGGAAAGTCACTGAAGGTTTTCTTCATCATAAGTTATCAAGGAAAGAGATTCCAGGTCTATACCGGCATCACGAGTACCGTCAAGTTCAGCGGGATGGTATTCCCGAAGAGTGTTCCGAACGCAAGAGCCAAGACGGCCATGCTAGCAAGGCTATTTGCGTCCGTGGAAGAATATGTCTATATGAATAGTGATCTTCCGGCAGCAAGGATGAAGGACGAAATCAAAGCCATCATCAACGGAAGGGCTGCATCGGTAGAGAAGAATATCCTCTACTACATCGATGAGTTCATCAAGACCAAGGCCAAGGACAGCACAAAGGAGATATTCCTCAGAACAAGGAAGAGGATTGAATCCTTCGATGAGCATGCGGATTTCGACAACATCGACAGGGACTGGCTTGAAAGATTCCAGGCACACGAGCTCCTGAAGGGTCGTATGAGCGGTGGAATAGCCATCGACCTCAGAAACATACGAACGGTGTTCAACTGGGCCATAGACAACGAGATTACCACCAAATATCCTTTCCGTAAGTTTTCCATCAAGACGGAGCGTCAGCAGTACCTGTATCTGAGTGCCGATGAGATGAGGGAGTATCGTGACTTTCCGGTAGAGCCTTTCATGGAAAAGTACCGTGACTTGTTTATGCTCGGGTTCTATCTGATAGGCATCAACCTCTCCGACCTGCTCGAACTTCCTGCCGACTGCATCAAGAAAGGGCGCATTCAATACAAGCGCAACAAGACCGGCAGGCTCTACGACATCAAGGTTGAGCCGGAAGCGATGGAGATAATCAGGAAGTATAAAGGAAAGAAACATCTTCTGTGCATCCTGGATGACGGAGCGAAGGAATCAAGCTTCCGAAGAACGCTTGGTGATTACCTGAAGAGAATCGGACCAACAGAAATGAAGAAAAACAAGCGTGGAGCCATGATCAAGAAGGAAATCAAGCCGCTTCACAAGGATATTATATGGTACACGGCCAGAAGAAGCTGGGCCACCATAGCGGCGAGCATTGATATTCCGAAGGAAGTTATCGGAAAGGCTCTAGGGCATAGCGAATGGGACAACGATACTACTTCGCTCTATATTCAGTTCGACAATAAGAAGATAGACGAGGCGAACCGAAAAGTCATCGACTATCTGAACTGTTAACAAGTAAAATCCCCACGCCATCGGAAAATGACGTGGGGAAAGTTGTTTTATGACAAGCATCTATTTGTAGAATTCATCAAGCTCCTTGTCAAGCTCAACAATTTTTTCGGAAATCTCAGATTCCTCCTTCTCTGCATGATTCATCGCATCAACAAGCTGTCTCGATGTTATCTTGCGCTTGCAGTAATTGACCTTGGCGCGTTCGCATTTCCATCTTTCCCGCCACAGCTTCATCAGTAGTGTATAGACGTTTACGAACTTGCTCTTTTTGGCAATCTCTAGATGGGCTGATTCCAGTTCACTCTCAGCATCCTTCAGCTTCTCCTTTGTCTCAATCAGCTCTATTTGAAGTTTCTCGTTGCAGCGGAGAGTGTAGCAGACTTCGGTAGCAAGAAGTGTAATGACAAAACAGTCAGCAAACACGTCCCAGATTCCAAGGAACGCTTCCACAATACAGAAGCATAGCCCGATGACAATGCACACGACAAAGATGTCGATACGGTCGAAAATCATTTTTAATCTTTCATTCATAGCTACAAATCGTTTTTATAATCATTAGAAACAATCCAAGAGCTCATTACAATATTGAATATCAGCAGGAGAACAATGATAGCCCAGTACTGCCCGTCGGTAAGCTCGATGGTAAGATAATCAAAATCCCCGAAGTTCTTTCTGTGCCATTCCTTTTCTACAATCGGACCGATATACTCGGCGTACTTTTCGAGATTTACAGGATTGCTCATAAACCAGTCTCTACTCTTAACGCCTACGACCGGGCTATCACACCATGAGAATGCGTTGCACCACTTTACATTCTTGTTTTTATCGATGCCGACACACACGACAAGTTCATTCTTATTGCCGCCCTGCCAGTATGAGCGCTGCTTTTCAACTATTTCTTCCGGCTTGTTTGTAAAGAACAGGACGAACACCCTAAACTGCTTCCGCTCGCCATAGTATCCGTTCAGCCATCTCATCGCCTTCTCCTGATTCTTCGGGATCTTCAGTCCGAGAACGGGATTCTGGTCGTAAAGAACGATATCAGGATACTCGAACAATCCAAGCTTTCGCGCCTGCTGATAATCAATATCCTCAAACTTGAAAATAGAACGTGAGGCTTTCACTTTATTCTTATAATCGTGCTCGGAAGATAATGCGTATGAGTTTTCAATGGAACCATCCCACGCCCATTCCTGAGCATCACCATCCTTAGTGTAGTAATCCCTGTGCATATCAATGAAGACGCTAGGGGTTCCAAGAATCTTTCTGACTACATTGAACTCGTTGTCGGTCATAAAGTATTCCTCCTTGTTCCTAGCATCAAAATAAGTCCAACGTTCAGGGTGATTGTCAACATACGAGCAATCATACGTTTCCGTACGTTGATGCTTTCCGCTTCCAACGGTCCTTGTACACGTTCGGTGTATGTACTCATTCCAGGCATCGTAATGACGGATTCTTGTCACGTAGCTTCCGAGATACTCCGTGTCAGCAGCATTGGACTGCTTGAACACGAACTCCATGAGGATGCCTATGAGGATGGATGGAACAATGAGTACAGCGTATTCCCACCAGGTGGTCTGCTTCCTGAAGAAAATCAACAGGAAAGCAGCAACCACGAATGGGATTAGAAATATGAATATTTCCATAAGCCGTTACTTCTTGAACAGGTCTACGTCGTTATCCTCTCCAAGCTGCATGATCATCTTTGTCTTGGATGAGGAGATGACCTTGTATTCGATAGGCTTGATGTCAGAGATGAACCACTTCGCCGGATATGTCTTTACGAGCGTCTCGTGCTCACGGATGATATCGAGCATTCTCTCCTGTGATGTCTGAAACTCGGAGCGCTGAATCTCTATGGACTGCATGAGGTCCTTGTAGAGCGAAACGTCGAAGTTAGGATTACTTTCCTTGATCCACTTCATAAGCGAGCCGTCTCCCTTTGAGTATCTGCCCTCGATAAGCTTCGGATAGATGGACTCGAATGCGGACTTGTACTCATCCGTAACCTGTGCCTTCTGCTGAAGAACCTTCCACATCTTGTCGTGAACACCCTCAATCTTGCCACGCTGAGCCTCTGACTGCTGGCGAAGTGAGATTTCCTGGTTGTTGTAATGGAAATAACAACCGATAACTGAACCTGCGGCGAGTACTACTATTGAGAGTACTGATGCCAAAATAATGTTTTTTACACTCATAATGTTTAAAATTTTAAAAAATTATACTTAATCTTTTTGGTTTGACAACTTGTTGTTGAGCCTGATATAGAAGTCTTCCTCAGACTCTCCGTTTTCCTTGAAGTCGAGATTGTTTTCCTCAACGAAGTCAAGGATAGTCCAGACGCTCTTTCTACCGAGATTCCTGACCTTCATCAAGTCCGACCGCCCGGTGAAGTTACGGACGAGGTCACCCACTGTATATACGCCGAAGGTTTTGAACATATTCAGGATGCGGACAGAGAATCCGCAGTCATTTATATCCCTGGAAAGGATCAGCGGAGGAAGTACTGCGCTACTGACAGGCTTGTCTCCTTTCGCACGCCGGTATTCGTCGAAGCTTACCTGTAGAGACTTGATTACCTTCTTCAGGCGCTCAACTTCATACTGCAAGGCTCTGTTCGTGGAGAGCTCAGCAATGACAATATCCTCGTTGTAGGTAAGTTTGTTGCAAGTCTTTTCTGCAATCTGCCCGATTCTCGTTGCAGACACGCCGTACTTGATTGACAGCTCATCATAGGTCATTCCGTTAATGATGTCCTTCAGAAGACTGGACTCACGATAGGTCAGATTCGGTAATACACCAAGATGCGACATTGTGTTGATTACACCGAACAGCATGCCTACGGCGTTTGCAGCCAGCTTGCCGTTTGCGGTAGCTCTGTCTCTCAGTTCAGTGAGCTCGACGTTTATTGCGCGCTTGCGATACTCGACTTCCTTGAGCTTCTCGTCAATCATCTTCTCGTTTGCTGCAATCATCTTGTATTTCTGAGCATATTTCTCGATATCCTCGCTGTTGACATACAGGATGCCGTGTTCGCCTACGTAGCTTCCAAGGATGCCTTCCTTGATGTAGTTGCTGATAGTCTGTCTTGATACTCCCAGTATCTCGGCAGCTTTGTTTCTTGTTATTCTTGCCATGTTATTTCTTATTTTTTACTTTTATACTTCGTACTTACCATGAACTCTTGCGTGACAATTACGGCAAAGTACCTTAACATCGTTGCAGGTATATTCCCATGGGAGCAAACCTTTCTTGTAGCCTACATGGTGTACCTGTAATCGCTCCGTAGAACCGCAAACCTCACACTTGTGTCCACGAACAGCAAAAACAAACTGTCTGAATGCGAACCAGCGAGGATCCTGCAAGAACTCGTCATAGTTCATTTTTACAGCTTTCGTCCTAGCATTATCTACCCTTTTCTTGTACCTCTGTTTACTTTCATGCTTTCTTGGCTTTGGAATACCGAGAAGCACAGCCTGGTCATTCCTTCGTCTTTGGCTCACGATACTATTTCTTGCATCAACCAATGCTGTCCACGACTTAGTACGAACGCCTTTCGCGGTGGTCCAGTCTCTAGCCTCGAACTCTTTATAGAGAGCAAACGGGTCGATATCATAGCCCTTTCTCTCTATGTATTCACAAAACTCCTCCAATGATGGAGTATCTCTAACAATATCTTTTCTCATAATCTCTACATTTTATGACGTTAATATTCTTTCTAAAAAGGCTCAGGCTCACTCCCTCGAAGTCTCCCTCTGCCACTACTATTATTATATGTTACTTTTTACCCACTATCATTTTTCTCTCAATTTTCTTCTGATTAGAACCACTTTTTGCCTTCGAAATCTGATTCTTGATAGTCTTGTATTTGTTGGCGCATCTAAGTTGTCCTTTTCTGTATTTTGCAGAGATGATAATGAGTGTTCCATCTGCCGTGCGGAAGCTCTGGTTGTTTGTGCATAAGCACGCATCAACGTCTGCCTCAGTGCATTGGATAATCTTTTGTACTGCTCCAGACTTAACGAGAGACTTGACGGCTTTTCTCGCCTGATACAACGTACCATTAATGTCTTGTGCCATCTTGGCGTTTGAGTAACTTCCGGTGTACTTCTCATCGAATGGTTTCTTCAACATACGAGCTTCCATCTTTCTGGCGTTGCGTACACTTTTAATCGAGCGCCCGTTAACAGCTCTACCATGCGTATTGATGACTTCTTCGATAATATTAATCTTGTTACTCACGACAACCTTTCGCACAAGACCCTTAAGGTTCGGTAGGCTGAGTTTGCTTATTTCCCCTCTTCTTGTCTTGTAGCTATAATTGTAACTCTCGTGAATTTTGTTCGCTATGATTCTTCTCACGCCGAACTTGTTCGTATCTATACGGCAATAACCGAACTCAATAGCTGAATCCAGGTATCGCTTGAAATCCTTCTTGTTGAAACCAAGAGCATTCGCTGCCTGGTTTGTTGTTCCAAAATGAAGGTCTGAAGAACGGAACAGGAACTTTATCTTAAGGGCAAAGCAAAACGCTACTAAACGATTGTTATCGCTCAGTGCAATCTGTGCCTGCTTAATTCCTATTCTGATATTTTTCATTACCTCATTTAAAATTAAAAACTCCAGTGGACCAGAGGTAGAGGTTAGTCCATCGGAGTTATATTTTGGCATATGTAATCGCTCATACGGTTGCCAATCCGAATAGCGTTTGCGAATCCTTTCGTGCTTACTACTCAGCCTCTACACCTTTCACAAGCACTGCAAAGATACGACGATTTTCTATTCCGTGCAATAGTTCCGTTTATGCCATAAACCGAACTTATTAAAGTAAAAAGTGAGGACAAACGTTTTAAAGATACTGGTATAGCTAAAGGTTTCAAGCGAGGTAAAAACAGCTAATTGCAACATTCATTAAAGTACAGAATATTTACAATTAACGTAGTTTAAGAAAAAAGTGTGATTTTCGTTGCTTTTTTGGTGGTTATCTTAATAAAATAGCCGCCTATCTGTTAAGTGATAAGCGGCTATTAGTATTGACTTAACCGTGATGCGTAGGGCTTGGTTATTAATTGCAGGAGCCGAAGCTCCCTATTTTTGGCTAATCGGGGCCGTTAAAAAAAATCCCCTCCTACCCTCACGGGCAAGAGAGGACGCTCATTTAAACAATCTAGCTATGAAAAACTAGAAATATCTTATTTTCCGCACTTAACAACTTCGAAAACACGATGCTCTCTGTCGGCGGAAAGTCTATTACCTTCTTCATCGCATATGTGGCCATCTTCGTTGACCCACATCTTCTGGTTGAACATCTCTTCGCACATACCGAGAATCTTTAGATACTCCTGTGCCTCGAAGATGACGTTCTTGCCATCACGCTCTGCCCTCTTGAAGTTCTCGATAAGGTCAGGATTCAGGTCAGGTGCAGTGATATCGTACTCATCCATTTCATCGTGATAGTGGATGTTGAGAATCTCCAACTCTTCCACCATTGCGGAGTTCGTACCAATCTCGCCAGTCAGAGCCTTCATAACGGTCTCCTTTTCTAGCTTTTCGTACTTCTTCCGGCACTCATTGATGAGTTTATTCAACTCTTCTACTGTATAATCTTCTACCATATTCATTATTTTAATTGGTTAAACAATGGCAGGAGATGGCAGCTGGCCACCTCCAGTTTTAGCTTAATCCTCATCTAGACCGTTATCGAGGTCTTCTTCATAGACGCCGAACAATCTCAGTGTATTGCTGTCAATCTCGGTCTTACCGACAATGTAGCGCTGTGTCATCTGTATATTAGGCATACCGTTACTGGTATGTCCCATCATGACGGCAATCTGCTCCAACGGCACACCCTTTTTTGAGAGATTCGTTGCGAACGAGCGTCTGCCGGTATGGGATGATACGAACCGATACTTCTTTCCTGTCTCTTCCTTTCCAGCTTTGAACACCTTTGTATTCGTATCTATTCCGCAGTCACGACAGATATCGCGGAGTGCTCTATTGAACGTCCTTTCACCTATCTCACCCGGAAGAGGCTCGTCACCAGTACCGCATACGAGGAACTTACGGAGTTTCTTGTGAAGTGGAACCCTTACCTCGGTCTTTGTCTTCTGAGTAACATAGACGAGGAAGTGTCCGGTATCATCTATGTTCTCTTCCGTCATTCTCTGGCAGTCGCTGTAACGTGCGCCACAGAGACATTCCATGATAAACATTCTCTGAACATATCTTTTTGTTTTCCCGTGAGGGTTGTACTTTATGATTCTGTTTATCTCCTCATCAGAGAGATATACAGACTGGACCGGTACAGCCTTCGCTCTAAGTATTCTGCCGAACGTAGGACTAGGAATTTCCCTGGTAGCATCATTCTCACGTATCACAGCCTTGATGGTTGCACATACGGTTCTTGCCGAGTTAGGAGCGTAGTTCTCCTGGATCTTCTCGAAGAGGTCGCGAAGGTTGTCGTCGGTGATGTCTTCCCATAATGGCTTATGTCCAAGCATCTCTTCGAACATCCTTACAACCTTAATAAGCTTCGGGTATTTCCAGATGTATGCGCCATAGAACGTGTCATGCCTCCAGGCGTTGCTGTGATAATTGGCGAACCAACCCTGCTTGATGGCAGTCTTGTACTTCTGCTGCTGAGTGTAGCTCAGAAGTCTCTCCCAATCTCTTGTCTTGATTCTTATTTCTTCTGTCATAATTCTATAATTTTGGTTACTAGTGGCAAAGATACGAAAAGTTTATAATATAAACCATCGTCTTTGCCGTTTTTAACGCTAATTTAACCTTCCGAAGCAGTCTGCTTCTCGACTGATACGAGTTCTATCGTATCTTCATTCCAGTCATTCCATACCTCTGCATAGTCATCTGCCTTATCTTTGGCATCTCTTTCTGATTCTGCAAGGAATACATAAGGCTCATCCATGTCGGCCGTAGTTCCGTCGTCATAGATGAATCTGTACTTTGCCACATAAGTGCTGACGTATCCACTCAGTTCGTTATTCAGCCCGGTCGCAATATCAGCGAGTAGCTCGACCGATACGCAATCGTCCAATGCGCTCACCTTGTGATGTTCTTTATAATAGCCGGCACCGACACTTATGGTGAAAACCGGGATGTAGGTATCACCACTACCTACCTCTACAATATCTACAAGACTGCTATTGTTGACAACTACAGGCCAGCCAAGTTCTTTCTTCTGCACATTGTGTTCTCTCATTATCTCACGGATAGTGCATGCAAGCTCCATCTTGGCTGTTGAACGCAACTCGTCAATCTTGTCTTTCAATTCTTTCTTATCCATAATTCATTGACTTTTATCTTTTAATAACATTGCTCGCAATCTCCATTATTTCGGAATTCGTGCAATTATAAATACCCGGGCTACTTTCGACAATTTCATCAATTTCATCATCAGTGTAGCCACAATCAAAGTGTAACAGGTCATGTATGTAACCCATTGATGTAATCTTTCTGCTCATAATCTTTAATATTTTGGTTTATAGAAACCGCTACGATATGTAACGGTTTGGTTTGGCTAAACTCTGTTCGTGAATCCGCTCTCTAGCTTATCTCGGACAATATTCTTGAATCGACCAAGCATCTCATCCAACTCCCATCTGTTAGGATTGTTGTAGAGACCGGATGCGTAGGTCCTCGCATTCTCCAAAGATGCAAGGATATTACGAATAGCCTGCATCTCATCGTCAGTGGAATCATAGCAGTCAAAGCTGCAAGTAAGTCCGTTGTCGTAGTTGTCGAACTTCTTTCTCGGGTAGGCTTGGTTGTGGCATTTCACGACCAACTCCCTCAGCATCTCCTTGCAGTCAACCATGTCGTTGAAAATGTCTTGCAGGTCGTATGGGGCGCCATTTGTTCCGTGTCCATCTGGCCCAACCCAATTAATAGCCTCCTCGCTTGGGTCAAAGCCTCTCCAGTACTTCTCCAGCTTGTCGGCGAAGTCGCATTCGTTGTCCGTCTCGAACCAGATAGAAACAGTGAAATCTTGGTCTTGTGGGGAATACTTCTCTAACTCGACGCAAACCTCACCTCTTTCGTTAGGTGTATCGTCAACATTATAACTCCAGTCTAATTCCTCAGCTAATTTTAAAAAATCATTCATATTTTTAATTTTAATTGGTTAATACTAGGAGCGTGAAACAATAATGTTCCACGCCTTGTTCGGCTTTACACCGGCAGAGACACGATGTATTCCTTCTTCTTCTTTCGTGTTCTGCCCGTGACGGAATATCCGCAGATGTTTCTCAGAGAGAGTGCGGCTTCCGTCAGAAAAGGCTCGTTGACAAAGATTATCGGTCTCATCATCTTATTCCGTACCATAAACTGATAGTCTATGAAGTCGAATGGGTCGTCGGGGTCTTCCGATTTCTTCTTCCAGATGCTTACGTCCAGCATTTCAATGAAGTCTCCCTCTGGTGGATTATCCATATCAAGGAACCTCTTCGGGAGAAGCAAAATTGTTTCCTTTGGTTCATGTTTCATAAAGAAATCTGAAACAACGCTACAGAATATGTTCAGATTGAACACCTTAGGCTTCAAGCCCTTTGCCTTCAAGATCTCATTAACGTTAACGATTCTTGCTACTGCCATAATTCAAAATTTTAATTGGTTAGACATAGTACCCCGTCATTCCTGACGAGGATTTTGGCTAGTGTGCAAGGAATCCTACTGCCTGACCCTTGCCGATGGACCAGCATAGTCTGTCTTCCTTCAGGCACTCTGTGCAGTTTCCGGTACACAGACGTGTTCCTTCCGGAGCAGACGTTCCGCTCTCGAAGATAGGATGAGCCTCCGGGAATCCGTGGCGGTTATCCATCTTGAGACCAAGCCACCCCGAAAAGAGGATGTGCATGTTCTCAGGGATTACGTTGCCCTCATCGAGGTACTCGTTGCACACATCGAACATCTTCGTGAACGCCAGGAACTTGGTATCCTTATGCTTGCGAGCAATCTCGCACATCTTATCAAGATACCATTTATTCTGGATGTCACCGCCGATATGGAATCTGAATGCTCTAGGATAGCGGTAGTTGAGGTAACCATCAATTTCATTGAAGTATCGTTCAGGATCCTCGTGGAGGATGGCAGAATTGATAGTTCTCGTCTTGATGACCTCCTTGTAAATCATGTCATTGCGCAGGTCGTAGCAGCTCTTGGAGCAGATTGAACAGTTACCGCAATCCATGACCGGAATGAGCGACACGGATGGGATAGCTCCCAATTTTGTGTTGCCATCGCTGATTTTGACATGCAAGTCGCTGACGTTCTCTAATGCGTTCTCATAAGCTGCCTGTGCCTTTGACAGACGAGTCTTCATTCCTTCCTTACCTAATGTCCAGTAATTTCTACTCATAATTCTAATTTAAAATTGGTTAAACTTGGGGAACAAAAAACCGGCGTGTCTCACGACAGACCGGCTTGAACCATTTAAACAAAATTTAGTTATGATATGAGTAGTCAGCCGCTGCTAACGACTGACATGTTTGGCTAATCTTCATCTACTTTTACATTGTAGTGAAATCTTACAGTAAGGTAATCTGTGCTCAGAAAGAATGTATAGATTAAAGGCTCAGCCTGGCGTTCGTCGAGATACTGCTTCGTCTCGAAATAGTATATATTATTTTTTGATTCGCCAGTCAGTCGTTTGACAATCTCTCTACCCCACTCTGATGTAATCCACGATCGAAGCTTCCTGATAGATAGGTAGTTTCCGTGATACTCTATCATTGTAGGTGCGCCTCCGACAAATCCCAATGAAAAAAACTTATTGGTGAGATATTGCGAATCGTCAAAGATGGCGTCTAGAAGTGATTCCTCGACGACATTCTTCCCGTCAATAAGAGCCTTAATATACTCTCTTGTGTCTACATTAATTTCCTTCATAATTCTTAATTTTATTGGTTAGACTTTGAATCGGTTACCGAATCAGTAACCGACTTTTGGCTAGAATGGTCCCCGGCTGGCGCCTTACTCTATAAGTTCGATCTAGAGAGCTTTAGCTCGAAGGATTACCTCCAGTAGTGACTGGAGGAGATCCTTCGTTGCAGAAGCTTTTGTGAATTTCTGCCGGGCCACCATTCTTCAGGTGGCGAACCTTACGTTCTACTGATGATTACTTGTTCTCGCTCTTGGCTTTCTTCCACTCAAGAATCTTGCCCTGGATGTTAATGCCAGAGTCCTTGATAAGCTGCTTGAGAACACCGAGCATTCTCCAACCCTCTTCGTCGTAGAGCTTTGCTTTAGACTCAAGCTCCTTTAATGAGTTGGTCTCTGACATCTTTCGTCCGTTCTTCATGAATCTTGCTCCATGGAACATGATGAGGTTTCTCATCGTGTAGTAGGAACCTGAACCCTTGTAGGCAGTAATGAACGCATCAGCCTGCTTGGTATCCCATGCGAGATGCTTGCGGTTCTTGTTGAACTCGCGAACTGCATCGTAGAGCTCCTTGTAGGTCGGTACTGCACCCATCTTGTTGGCAAGGTCACGGAGAGGATTGTATACCTTTCTATCCAAGTCAGCAACGAAGATGTTTTCGTTCTGAAGACGGATATAAGGATTGCCCTTGCAGGTATGCTTGTATGTCTTCTTCTTGTTTCCATCCTTGTCTTTCTTGACAGTGTAGATGCACTTGTCGTCGATATAGCTGCGAAGCTTGTTAATATAGTCAATAGCCATATCGTGTGCTACGACGCCGTTGAACCAACGATTTCTCGCCTTGACGTTCTCGTAGTCCTTGTGGTCACACATCTTCATCTGAGCATACAGCTCGTTCTCCAACATGCGCCACTGATACTCGTAGCCCTTGTGCTGCAACACCTCGTTGAATGTGCGTCCGGTCTTATCCATGTCTCGCAACATGTGGAACATCTGACTCATCACCCAACGACGGAACAGCTTCCAGTTACTTACGTATCCACCCTCGACAATCTGCTTGCCTACCGCATCGATGGTTGCATCGTCCATATCAACAGGGACAGCCGCACCATTTTCGATTTTGATAAGCTGGTCGTCACCGAGAGGGAAGTACTTACTTACGTCAACACCTGCTGCCTTAAGAGCTTCGAGGCGCATCTGCGCCTTGGTCTTCTTACCGGTAGCTGCTGTAGCCTCTACATTGTTAGTTACGATGTTCAAGTTCTCACCAGTGATTGTTACAATCTGCTTCATAATTCTAATTATTTTAAATTGGTTACTAAAAATTTATTTAACTCTAGTGGATGAGGCTTACGCCCCACCCTTGTTTGGCTCAATCCAATCTCTGAGGATAATCAGGTCCCTGTCATTTTCAGACCTCCAGAACCATGTTCCCCATCTGTTCTCCCACGCAAGGTTTCCTCTTAGAAGCTGAATCAGTATGTATAGCTCCAGCTTACATCTAGCTACCTCTCGTCGTTCACCGTACATCATGTCTTCATCGGAGAGTTCTTTCTCAAGCAAAGCCTTGAAGTAGTAGCGGCGATGTGATTCAGAGCGTTCAGACGGCACAGAATGCTTGTATGCCTTGTATCTCTGCTCTATTGCGAACAGGACTACTGCATGTGTCAGGTAAGGTGTATCTTTCGTCTTATCTTCCTCGGACATCACTATCTTACCATTCACCCTACATGTTCTCTTCTGGAAGTTGATTGTGAACTTTGCACCATTCTCAACTGCATTGATAATCTCGTCGTATGTCATAATTCTATTGTATTGGTTAATAGGGATAGTGCTTATTCTAGCACTATCAAATTGGCTTCTTCGAGTTCATCCTTACTTAGTACATCTTCTTCTCCGATGTGGATATAGAATTTATCTCCGTTCGCCCACTCCATTGCACGCATATACAACCAGTGAGCATCCTCGATAGAGAATCCGTCTGCACTTACAGAATCAAGCATCTCGCCCATGCAAACTTCTGACGTTTCGTACTCTTTCTTGATTTCCTCAAGCTTCTTTAGTAATCTGCTGTTCATAATTCTGAAATATTGGTTAATAGGAGTGCGCTCAGAGAATCTGTTGCGTAACTATAAGGTCTTGATAAATACTGTATCTAAGTCCTGAGACTCCTGGATATAATCCAGTGATTCTCAGGATGATTGATACCGTATTGTACAATCTATTCTCCTTGCACACCATATTCGGCTCGCAATAACCTAGACTTATCTCATGTATTCTGTTGCATGGATATATGTTCACGATTAGGTCCCGTGGATTTGATACCTGCGACGGCGGAGATATCGGCCGTCGCAGGTATTCCACTCACGTGACATTAAACCTCATACTCTTGATAAGTCGTGATGCAATTCACATGGTTGTTTGCAGGTACACTCATAGGTCTGTTGTCTTGCTACAGGCTGATGATTGGAACCAGCTGGGTTTACGCGGGGAGCATCGTTGCTCTAAGGATGACTCCCCGCGTTATTTACCCAGCGGGTATAAATACGCAACCTCCTTGTGTACCTCGTTTGGCAATAACGTTGTCTTTATCTGAGAGCGTGGCACGTAGCTTTATTAGTTTGATTTGAACTGTTGCGTATCGCCGGAGTACCCGGATAGTGTTCCGGGGAGGCCGGCGAGATTCGCCAGAGTTCTATAAACTATACTCTCCTTTGAAGACTACCCTCGTGCTAGGGTAATTCACTGACCGATGGCTCGGCACAATACTTTATGTTTCTGATTTGACACAGGATTCGCCAGAATTCAGGATCCAGGTCACCGCTCATATTTATGACGGTTACCAGGATCCAGAACTCTGGTTAAGAGACCTGTTGCATAAACTTCAGCCATCCGTCAGGGAGTGGTGGTGTGCGCCACCGGTGGAAGTCATACGGACTGGCACATTTCTGTACTTCGTTGATGAGCTACGCCTTGTGCGTCATACGAGGGCCCCGAGGAGTCTCAAGTTGCAAACTTGGACTACTCGGTTCCCTCAGATGATGTTATAGAGGCGTCGCCTGAATTAGTCCGTCCTTCTCCTACGTCCGTGTGCTCGGTTACAGAGTCTGCCGGTCAGAAGATGCTGCGCATGGCTATATTAGCTTGATAATATCCTGGTGGAGAGGATCGCTGGACCATCTCAGATTATGAGATGCTGTCCGCGATCTTCGAGACCGGATGTTTAAAACATTGTGTCTTCATTCCGGCAAAATCCTTGCGCTAGGATGCTCATCTACAGAGTATTCACCAATGTATTGTACGCTGCCCTGCTCGTTCGCAAGGCATTCTGAGCACAGCCGATTGATAGATACCCCTTGATTTCGCTCTCTGTCTTACTCCTGTTGGCTTTCACGTTCCTGCCACGACCTCGGTCTATGCAACCTACAGCCTGAGTCTTCACGTATCCGAGACCACCGACCTTTCTCTTACCTGTCTTGACCGCACGGATGCAGTCCATGACGAAGGTGTTGAGCTTGTCGATGTCCTCTTTCACGTTTATGACCGGAAGAACCTGAGTGGCCCAGGAATAATCGCAGTACCCCTTGTAGAGATACCTGTTGACTGAATTGATGGCTTTCGTCATCGTGGTATCACGCTTCTTTATTGTCCTCTTCTCAATCTCCTTTTGGAAGGTCTTGATACGTGTGGACGACAGAGAGATATTGTGACCCTTGATGGAATATCCGAGGAACTTGAACCAGTGATTAGCGTCAAGATACTCAACCTTCTTTGGGTTGAGCGTCATCTGCATCATCTCCAGCTCGCTCTTCATGATATCCATGGCTTTCTCATAGTCTTCACCGACAAACAGCGTATCATCTGAATAGCGGACGTAATATCCGTTAAGCTTAGATAGCTTGTCGTCAAGATGATAGAGTATGACGTCAGCCAGCCATGCAGCAACAGAGCATCCCTGTTTTAGGGACTGATACTTCTCGCAGAGGTTGTTGTCCTCATCAAAATAGATATCCGTGTGATAGTAGTCACGAATGACATCTATCAGCGCAGACTTTCCGTACTTCTCCTCTACCTTGTCAAATGCCCAGTCGATGAACCGAATAGGCACAGAATCAAAGTACTTGGAGAAGTCACCTTTCCATCCGATGATTTTTCCCTCTGCCGAGTATATTATCCGAGACACTTCCTGCACCACACGCCCGCAGCCGATACCCTTTTGGTATGACGTACAGCGTGGATGCACCATCTCTGGCATCAGCTCGAACAGGAGGTCGTTGGCTATGCTCAGGAGTATTCTGTCTACAGGTTCATTCACATAGACCGTACGGAAATCTCCGTTGTCTTTCGGAATCTTCGCTGTGTGTGGCGGCATTATCTTGTAATTACCGCTCTTGATCCTCTGATACATAGCCAGACGAGCCTCCGGCGTTGTAAGCTGATACATTACTGCTTTGTTCATGTCCTTGAATAAGCCTTTCTCAATGGCATACTGCCATTTGGCTTTCTCGAAGAACATCTCTAGGATTCTGTCTTCATTCATAATTCTTATGTTTTGGTTATTGGTAGGGAGATTGCTCTCCCCGTTTGGCTAGTCGATATGCTGATAAGTCTCGCCGTAATCTTTCTCGTAATCGACATAGAATTCCTGGTCAGGTTCAACTTGTACCACTTCTCCTGTAAAATTGTCCGAATCGAGAACAATATCGCAGTTATTGTAGGCATCCTGCACCGCATTTACTGCTTCTTCCTCACTCTCAGCATCAACGCTGACTACCTTGTTTAAATGCTCTGTGACTGATACGTAATATCTCTTCATAATCTTTAATAATTTGGTTAATAGTACGGAGCCATGACGCTCCGCTTTTATGGCTTGTATTCTTCCTGCTTGATACTGACCGCATCACCGCACATGTAGTATGTACTGCTTTCACTGAGGTCGAGTCCGTCTTCTCCGTAGATATACTCCTCAATCTGCTCTTCTTCCCATGAATCCGGGCAGTTCTTAATCAGTCTTACTTCTGATGCCGAATAATCCAAAATCGCTATATTCATAATCTCATAATTTGTTGGTTGATAATGTCAGAGGGATTGCTCCCTCCGTTTTTAGGCTAATGCGTTCAATACTCTGTGTGCGTTGTATGCGACAGGATTGCTGTACTTTGCTTTCTCCCACTTTTTACGCTCACAAACTTTCAAGCAATACTCATGTGCTATATTCTCTGATAGTGCATCGAACGTGTCGTGTGTGACATCTGATGGTTTACCGAAATAAACTCTGTAACCCTCTCTGTAGCATACGATACGTCTGCCCAGTCTGTAGATGGTTCTACTGCCCTTCTCTACAAATGTAATTCTTTCCATAATTCTCTGTATTTGGTTATTGGCAGGTAGCCAAATGGCTACCAATTTTAGACTTCGCTCCATGCTTTCCACGCTTCATTCGTGTTCTTGGTGATTGCCTCGTTCCAAAGCTTCTCCATGTTGTAGAAAATTTCCTGAAATGCTTTAGGGGTATCCTTCGGATCAATCTTCTTGCCGAAATACGGGCGTCCACATCTTCTTTCGTCGTGCTCCCAGATGCACCGTATCATTCCCGTCTCCGTTGGAGTGCATCCGAGGAATGTTCCCATTGTACCGCATGTCTTTTCTCTAAGCCACTTCGGATAAGGAACGTATATTGTCCACGCATCCACGCAGTCACGGAACTTCTTTCTTGTGTCGTGATAAAGTTTCAATTTCATAATTCTTTGTAATTTGGTTGATAGAAGAGGAGCATGCAAGCTCCCCTTGTTAGGCTGTTTCTTTTAGTTTGATTCCATTCTCTTCGAGAGCGACCTTGATCAGCTCGTCAGAGTCCTCGTAGTACTCTCCCCAACAGGAGTCAATCTGTTCCCAGTCGTAGGAATCAGAAGATTTACTGTCTTCGTACAATTTTGTATACGGGCGTTTCTTTTCTAGGACGTAACCTTTTACATCACCCCACATCCACATACCAATATTCTTGACTTCGCTCTCAAACAGCTCGATGGCACGATTCTTCCAGTTCTTGGTATTTGTATCAACCATCTTTTTGAAGCGCTCCTTGTCGCAATAGGCATATCCTCTGACATAATCTCCCTGGCTATATCCACTGGAAGACCACTCGTAGAATGCTATATCCTTGCAGTTTTCAAGGAGATTAATAAAATCATCTTCTTCAAGCTCTTCTGTAAGCTCATCCCTAACATCCTCGTTCTTCAGTTCGTTAGGAGTGAAATCTCTAATGTTGTACCACTCGTTCTTGCCGATGCTGAATCTTGATTTTCTTTCAAAACTCCACATGTGGCACGACTTGTCGTATTCGAGACACAGATGATCGCAATGAAACATACTATTGATATACTTGATAATCTTCTTTTGTGGAACATACTTGCAGACAAGCTCTTTCAAGGCAGCCTCTGCATTTTCAGCGTCGACTTCACTGCTACAACCACGAGAAAGTTCCCTGTTGTATCCGTAATCAGAATAGTCCCAGAAGTAAACGCCTGCCAAATCCCATTCTGTGCAAGGGCATTCGGCATCCTCATCCTGGTAAATGGTGATTCTGTAATCACCAATCTCCTTCTTAGCAAATTCGTAACTCATATCTAATATCATTTAAATGGTTTAACATTGAATACCCCCATGCTAGGGGATATTGTTAGGCTTCCTCATAATCTTCCTCCATCATGGAGTGCATCTCTTCAAGCTCATTCGAGAAATTATACTTGATGTTGTACGTTCCAAACGCCATGAAATACCATTCTTCGAGATATTCTCTGTCCTTGTTAGCCTGCTCGCTGTCTTCTGCGGAATCAAGTCTGGCTACCATGGCAGGATATAAATCGTAGTAATCGTCGCCATCGTAGTCTGATGCCCACCAAACACCTGTAACGTGCTTAGGATAATCCATAGACAAATCAGCGAAATTACCATTCATGTGCTGGTCAGGAAGATGGAGATATTTCTTCATCTCTCTGTTTGCTTCAAGAGTGAAATCCCATGCCATAGACTGGATATTCTTTCCGTACAAATCGGCAATGTATTCTTCTAAATCATCTGCGTCATCGAAATTCTCAAGACACTCACGATATAGGCTCTCGATTACCTTGGCGAAGCTTTCCACACCGATATAATCGGCTACTTTCTCGATAACCTCACCCTTGCTGTTCATAACATATTCCCAAATATTCTTTTCCATAATTCATCTGTTTAATGGTTCATAATGGTTCCCCACATTATCGTGGGGAGTTTTAGCCACATATGGCAATGTCGCCATAATTTCTGTAGAAATGCTTGTATGCCTCAAGACCACTGGCAGCTTTCAAGTCTGTGACCTCTAGCTTACCGGTATCCTTGCGTACCTCTGCAATAGAGTATGTATTGTCGTGCGTCCACTTGATGAGGTCCACACGCCTAACAGGATTCTCTAATGACTCAACGATTTTACACTTCAGTAAATCGTCATTCAGGATTTTCTCTAAATCACTCATAATTCTGTAATCTTTGGTTAATAGAAATCCCCACCCGTGAGAGTGAGGATTGGTTCGGCTAATCGAACTCACTTTCGTCCTGATCGTACCACCAGTCCTGGAATCGGTTCGCAACCTCTTCCAGTGCATACTTGGCAAATGTGTCGTAGATATTTCTGCTCTCACCCTCGTTAAAAGGAGCATACAGAGCCTTGCCGATAGCATCATAGGTGACGGATTTGTCGTCCTTGAAATTACCGAAGCCCTTAATCATCGTGATAAGGTCTTCTCCCAAATCATCGGCAAGCTCGTGCATATTCTCCATGATAGCACTCTTGTTCTCGTTCCAGAACTTGCTTGTCTGATAAGGATAACAGAATCCAGTGTACCCGTCATTTGCATTTCTGCAACTATCGAGAGAATTAAGCAGTGTATCTTCATTAACACCGCCAAGCTGCTCTACTACGGCATATGCCATCTTTACGAATGATGGATTATCATTTTCCTTGATAAACGCATCCCATACTTTCTGTATATTCATATTTCTGTATTTTGGTTGATAATAGAAACGAGCAAGCGCACCATACGCTTACCCGTAATTTTAGCCGAAAACCCAGATAGCCGTAGTTCTTGCACAAATGGCATACAGCTTTCCGCTGTGACCACGGAACAGCATTCCGTTGCATCCGTACAGACCGGAAGAATAGCCTACCTGACTATATTCTTCCGGGATGGCTGCACGGCTTGAACTGTGTGTTATATCCTTGGCAGCTCCTACTCTAACGAGTCTCTTCAACTCTTTCTGTGTCATTTTCTCCATGATTCTTTAATTTTTATGGTTTAACATGGTTTCTGTGCAGATAGACTGCACAGAATGTTTGGCTAGAACTTGCGAGGTCGCATGCACGATTGCTCAATCTCCTGAGCTTTCTTGTCTGCACGCGCTACGCGTCTGAAATACTCGCTCTTGTCGAGGTTCTTGCGTCTGCACTCCTCGCTGATAACTGCCTTGTGACTCGCTACGAGCCTGGCAAGGAACCTTCTGTCTCCGTCTGTCATAATTCTAATTTTGATTTGGTTAATAATTGGAGGCGTAGCAAATAACTACGCCGGGTCTGGTCTAAAGCTGTACGTAAGAAGCCACTCGCCATTTAATGCGCTGAGAAACTTCCTTGCGGCTCTCTCTCCCCATCCTCGTGGCTTGTACGCATCTTCTTTCAAATACTTTTCTACAAGCTTCTCTAGCTGAGTCTTTTCTTCTGCTGTCATAATATATTCTGTTTTGGTTAATAGCAGGCAGCACATTATCGTACTGCCCAGTTCTGGCTCAGAGATTGTACAACGGACTTTCTGAAGCACACAGAATCGTAGGACCGGTGAGGATGGAGAATGCACAAGGGTCGAAACTCTCGATTTTCTTCATGCTCTCGATTTTATTCTGTACTACATTACGTATGGATGACAGACTCAATCTGCCGTCGATAGGCATAATAGAATCCATGCCCACCATTTCCACAACGCTCACCTCATCGGTGAATCTCATGTTCACAAGGTCAAACTTGTTGATCTTGTGATAAAACTGAATCCACTTACTCATAATTCTACATTATTTGGTTTGTAGGAGAGGGAGATAAAACTCCCTCAAATTTAGGCTGAATGTACCTTAATGAAGTCAGTGAGCCTCTTGTACTCAGACTCCAGCTTTTCTCTGTCAAGCACGCAGGAGAGATGCAGGTGAAGGTATTTATTGACCTTACCATACATGATTGTGTAGGCATGGCATACGATGTATTTGCCTTCAGGCTCTACGTCTACCTCCAGACCTACCTTATTCTTGCCGAATACGTCACGCTGAATCTCCTGCAATCTAGGCAGAATCTTGTCGCGCAGATATTCTCTGCTCTTCTCTTCCCATTTAGGGTTCTCTGGTTTGTTCATAATTCTTAAATATTGGTGAATAGCATGCGTGACAATCGCCACGCACTTTTTAGCTCATGCACAATACTGCAATCTCAGAGAAACTCTTGGAGATAGCCTCCTTGCTACGGAAATCCCTGTAGCCTCTTGTATTGTTGTTGTGCCACTGGCGTGCAGCAATCTTGATCTTCTCCATCTCGTGGAGCAATGCACGTTCGAAGTTCTTTTGTGATTTTCTGTCTAACATAATTCTTCCGTTTAAATGGTTTAACATAGTATGCCCAGGGAAATGCCTGAGCACGTTTTTGGCTACTCGTACTTGTTGAGCATGAAAATCAGAATAATGCCATCGCCATTCAGGAGAGTCTGGCTCTTGTTCTCGTCATTTATTATGTTTTCACATATTCTCTCAAAGAACGGATACGGGTCTCCGGCAATACTATTGTAATACAATGCCATGTACGTACCGGGGATGAGAGGATAAGAGTCCTCAGGTTCTCCACCGAATACGTCACACGCCTGTGTATTGATTAGGACACGACGTACAGAGAAATTTCCCTCAACTTCCTGTGCGTCCATTCCACGCAAGAGGTCTATAACCTCATTCTTGCTCAAATCTTGCTTTAATATTCTATCCATAATTCTCTTGTTTGATTGGTTATATTATCGTACTGCCTGGATTTCTCCAAGCAGAATTTAGCTGAATGTTTCCAAGCACAATTTTCGTACTTTCTAGATTCCTCACACTCCAGGCAGGATGAAATTCTCCAAGCGGAGTGTGGATCGCCACAGCTCACGGAAATACCACTTACCCTTTTTCGTACTGCTCCAAATATACGCAAGCAGAATTCCGTAAAGAATTCCAAGCACATTCAGGAGAATTATCGTACTTGCCAAGCACATGAATGCCGGCACGCTCTGAAAAAATCCAAGCACAATTATCGTACTTGAATAAATAATCTGTCTTGTTTTCATAATTCTATTTTTATTGGTAATTGTTCCGTAGCCACACACGACAATTATCGTACTGGCTACGGAATTTTAGGCTCACGCCACGCAGAATAATGTAAGCACACCATTCTTTAGCGACCCGAATTCTACGTGACTCAAAATCTCCTGAGCATCTGCAATGATACTCTCAACCTCGCACATATCGAGGCATTTAATTCTTAGCGTACTCATAATTCTAATATTTTTGGTTATTCGTTCCCTACAAGCGTAGGGAGATTTTAGGCTACAATATTAATGGTTCTTCTGTAGAGAGTGTTAGACGAGACAATGTTCTGTGCGGTCAATGTTATTTTTACACAGTCCTTCAAGAAAGTTGGTCTATTCTCATAAAGAGTTTTTGGGTGCAAAGATTTTATGAATTTCTTTGCACCATCGAGAGAAAAACAACCGTTACGTAAAAGTATCGATTTAGACGAACCCGTTGAACTCTCAAAATCTATCCAAATGTAATGTACTTCTTTCATAATTCTATTTGTTTAAATGGTTTGTAATTGTAGAGCGGAGATTTCTCCCCGCCCCGTTAGCCAGGATGTGCATCTTTGCACCACGTTTTATCTTTATCGTCTTAACTACGTGGCTCACACCCTACAGTTATTATGGACTGCATCCAGTCAGTTTCTCTCGCTGCAAACTATTACGTTACCTGTGCCAACTGACAACACATTTCAGATAGCTCTCTTTTTCGGATATACCTCACGTGGAATATAGCTACATTATCCACGGTGATTTCACGGATAACCACTCCGCACGGCTCACAACACCATATAGAATATGAATTATGATTTCTTTCTAAAACTCTCATCTCGCTAGATGATACAAATCCCCTAGCCGTCGTGCCGTCTCATCTCATTCGACGCTCACGCCAGGAATTTTTGCGTATCTCTCGGATGGATGTCTCTGAGTAACACGTTACTCTCTCCCATCTCGGTGTGCCTCTCGCACTCTCGATTTACTGAGATACTTCTCTTGAATTTTGGCAATTAGTCCCCTGAGGGAGAATAAATTCTCTCTCTGAGTTAAGCCCACACACCACGACAAGGTTTCCAAAATCGTGCGGGAAAAATAAGGACACGACGACCCGCTCCAAGTTGAAAAACCTGGAGTAAAATTTCCCACTGGCTACCTATCAAATAGCCAGTAGGAAAAACTAGATAGCTAGATTTCTCTAGCTACCTTGTTTGTGTTGCTTACTTTTGCGCTGCTGCTAGCTTTGCTTGCAACTCTGCAATTTGTTTCTGCAAATCTGTTATGCTTTCACTCTTCCTCTTTGCTACCTTTGCGCCACTTGAAAACGCTTGGTGCAAAGAGCACAACTTAGAGCCTAAACGCTGCAAACTATCTATAATAGTTGTCTGTTTATCTTTGCCGTTATTATCAAACCAAGCAAAGAAATTAGGTAGTTTGTGTTTGCGAGAAAACTCGCTTACTGCGCTGCGTACACACTCTGTTTGCAAATTGCAGTAGCTTTCGTCTGAAAGTACATACTTTGTAGCTAGTTTGTTGTAACTTTCTCTAGCTGCATCAAGTTCTTTCTTTGCGCTTACAACTTCGCTATCTTTGCACTCGCTTAATAGCTTTTTGCGGTAACTATTAAGCACTTCGAGACTCTGCGCTAAAACTGCGCTACCTTTGCACTCGGTTACATAACTAGCAACCTTGGTACTTACGTGCTCATAACCCTGAGCACCTTTTACAGATAATTCTTTCATATACCTAAATTTGTCTAAATGTTACTTATAAGATAGTGTCCTATCTCTTTCTTTTTGTACTACAAAGGTACGAAAATTTATTGATAAAAGCAAATTTTTTATGTTAAAAATCAACCTTTAAAGACGCTGCAACATATTGATATATAGATAGTTATGAGTTTTAACACTTTACAGCAAAGTATTAATATATTACGTTTTACTTCTATATATCTAACTATATAAACACTAAATGTTAATTTTTTAACATTTAACCAGTACGTTATTATGTAACATTTTTTTTGTCAAGCATTTTGTAATAAACTTTGATGTTTCACGCTTTATTGTCAATGCATAATTATGCAAGAAAATGAATATAAACAAAATTATAAAGTATTGATTATTAAGGGGTTACATAAATTTTTTATAAATATAAACCGACAATTTGAAATAATTACAAAAATATTGTTTCACGATGGTTTACACGATATAAACCGACGCAAAATGTAATAATTTTAAAAGAAACACCCCCACACCCCCTTTATAGCTATAAATCAGCGCGGTAGTCACCTCATCTAAAAATTTTTTCTTCCGATTTTTCAGCCTTTTTGTAAAGTTTAATTACTTTCTACCATAAAGGATAATTATGCATATTCATTCATCCGTTATTTATTAACATTTGATAGCGTAAACTCTTACTTTGCAGACCAAACCATAAATGTATACCTATCCTTCATTTAATGTATACCTAAAATGTATATTTATACCCTTTATTTACTAGGGTTTTACCGGATATTCAGGATATTATCTGTATCTTTGTATTGTCGATATTTTATAGACGACATGTTATAAGGACGACCTGACACGTGTTATCCTTCAGAAAGCCCCTGTTTATCGGGGTTTATCCTACACAATAACGGAAAATTAATATTATTATTGTACATAAATGGAAAATGGTATTGCTATAGACACATTGCACGCTCAGCTGCTTGACCTTTCGAGGCATGACGAGTACGGCTTCGAAGAGCTCCGTTGCCAGGACTGGGGCAAGGCGAACTCTGAGAAGTACAACAAGCTGAAGTCTAATTTCATCAGGTCAATGAGACGTCTGGCGAAGAAGGCTCCGGTGAAGTACTACAACGGTGCTTACTACATGTTCAACGGCAAGATATACGAAGCTGTTCCGAAGATAGTCCTTGAGCAGGCTTACCAGCTGTTGCTCCTTGACCTGGCCATGGCTCCGATGCTCGGCATCAGTACGGTGATGAACAAGTCATTCATGGAGGTGATAGAGTGCTACAACATACTGAGACCTACATTCGATATCGTTGCATTCGCCAACGGAGTTGTTGACTTCGGCAGCGGGTTGAAGTATCCGAACGTTATGCCATTCTCTCCCGAGTACCATGTCACATACTATCATCCTTACGACTACAATCCGAAGGCGAAGTGCGACAGGTGGATGAACTTCATCAAGGAGGTCCTTCCGGACAGTACGTCAAGGATGATCCTCCAGATGTTCCTTGGTCTCGGTCTCATACAGAGAGGTACTGCATACAATCCGTACGAGGGGAAGGAATCATCGAAGATTGAGCTCTGCCTTCTCCTTATAGGTACGGGAGCCAACGGAAAGAGTGTCATCTTCGACGTTGCCTGCAACATATTCGGCAAGGACAGGATAAGCAAGATGGACTACGCTGACCTCACTGCCGACGGCGACGAGGGAATGAGGGGAAGGTATCCAATAAGGAACGCCATCTTCAACTGGTCTTCCGATTCCGACCCGAAGAAGTTCGGAAGGAAGAACACCGGGATGTTCAAGAGACTCGTGAGCGGTGAGCCCGTCCCGATGAGAAAGCTCGGCAGGGATATCCTGGAGGGGAACTCAATACCCTACCTCATCTTCAACCTCAATGAGCTTCCGTTCCCGGACGATGCGTCGCTCGGATTCATCAGACGCTTGCAGTACGTGAGCTTCGATGTCACCATCCCTAAGGAGAGGCAGGACCCGGATCTTGCGAGCAAGATCATCCGTGAGGAGCTGAGCGGAGTGTTCAACTGGATATTCCGTGGCGCGATGGAGCTGAGGAGCAGGAAGTACAGGTTCCCGGCAGCGGAGGGCAGCAGAAGGCAGCTGCTCATCTCTCTTCTAGGAAGCAATCCTATCTATGCCTGGATAAGGGCGTATGATATGAGGTGCAGCCAAGAGGCAAGGGGCGAGATTTCGGAATGCATGCTTGCCAAGGAGATGTATGAGAGGTTCGTCGAGTTCTGTAAGGCCAACGATGTCGAGGAGAAGGATATCCCTACGATTCAGAAGTTCGGGCGTGATATGAGCGACAAGTACGGTTTCTTCAAGAAGAGGTCACAGGGCGGAATGACGTATCAGGTGTACGGCGCGCAGATGATTGACCTGAAGCAGGAGCTTCTCATCAATGACGTGAAGAATAAATTGCGTGGTGAGGAGGACATCAAGCAGCCGGAGAGCTTCATTCAGCCTGATGATTAACGGTTATAAAACAGATTTCTATGATAGACAAGGAATATATCAAGGAGATTATCTCCCGTATCACGAAGAAGAAGACTGACGGGAATATTGTTCCGGCCACCGCTTCGATGCAGGAGATTATGATTGCTGTCCGCGATGATGCCCTGGAGTGCATGAGGACCATGTGTAACGAGAGTGAGATTGCGGTAAACAGGACGTTGAATAGTGTTTCATTCAAATGTTTGTAGCTTATGGGAGAAGAACGTAATTTTGAGTTTTTTATAGGCGACTGTCAGTTTCCTGCTGTTGTTTCGCCAGAGTCAACAATATGGCTGCTACCTGCGGACACCAACGAAGAGGAGGTATCTGGCTCTATTAAGAAGTATGTAGATAAGGCTGCTGAATCAGGCGAAAGGATGTCTTCTTGCAGGTATGGAAATATCAGTGTCGAATTCACTATTGATTCTGAATGCAGAGAAGGCTTAAACGAGCTGCTGCTCGAAATCCTCTACGGCAACAGAATCAGAAAAACCACAGAGCGACTCAATAACGAGTGGCTAAAGAAGATGTGGAAGGTTTCTGAGGATGACCTAATGGTTTTCAGATTCGAGCAGATAGCCAAAAAGTTCGATTCTTCACTTGAAAGACGGCTTTCGGCCCGTGAAAGGCTAGAAGATATATGTAGAACGAGATATACAGCTTTTTAATTATGAGAAGACATCACAATCCTAATAAAGTACCTCCGTTCAAGCCGGATCCGGAGCATTGGACCAGGAAGGTTCATTCCTGGAAAGCGAAGGTCGCATACGAGACGGATGATGATGCTTGGGATTTTCTGAATCAGAATCCGAAGTTAAAGGCAAAAGACCCTGTAGTTTACAGGTGTTCTATATGTAACAAGTTTCATATTTCAATACATCATAAAAATAACAAGAAATAGCTTATGATTAGAATAGAAGATATTAAGATAGGGTCTGTCTTGCAGATTAGAAAGGTTGATTTGAAAGACATAACAGATATGTCGTTTATTCACCAAATAGACCCTAACGATATTTACGATACCTTTGCTATTAAGGTTGTAGGTATTGAGAATGAAAGATGCGAGATCGAATTGGCGGCATGCGCATATGTATCAACTGTCGCGGATATTGATAAATTAGCGAAGGTTTCCGTCTTCGTAAACGAATCTGCAAACAGAAAAGTAGAGCAAGTGTCTCACCCATCCCATTATGCGTGGCTTAAGGATTTGTGCGGTGTTGAACCACTGGATATTTGCAGACACCTTGACTTCAATACAGGGAACGCTATCAAGTATCTCCTGCGCAAGGATAAGGTGGACGGCAACAAAACAAAGACCGAGAAGCGCATCGAGGACTTGCGTAAGGCGGTGTTTTATATCCAGGACGAAATAAAATTATTGGAACATGGAACAGACTGATTACACTTGTAAGGATTGCTTCTTCTTCAAGAACGGAGCTTGTAACCACCCTAATGAGATTAGGTTTACTTCTGAGGAGAATCCATCTTGCACAGATTTCGAGTATAAGGAAATAAAAGTTGAACTTTAAAATATTGTTATCATGGCGTTACCATTTGGAAAGACTATCAAGACAAGACACTTCACCGTGCTGAAGTTCAGTAAGAGCTTGTCTAAGAAAGAAGTTGCTTCACTCAGAGAGGATATCCCTGCTGATATCAAGAAGCATTTACAGAGAGGCTCGCTGCCTTTCATCAAGATTGCTAACATTGCCGGCACATGGGGAATCGAGTACTCTATCGGTACATCCATGTACGCAGCACTCGATGAGTGTGTTCCTGTGGCCGTAGGAGACCATTATGAGTTCTCCAAGGATGATGGAAACATCATCGAGGCATTCGCTCAGCTTATGTACGCGGATACGTCATTGCCTGGCGATGCAGAATACACGGCAGGTAAGTTGAAGCTTCGTGACGAGTACCTTGCCCGTGAGTCTGCGAGGATGAACGCTGCTGCCGACGAGGGCAAGACTGAAGAGCAGCTTCGCAAGGAGAACGATGAGGCCGTACAGGAAGTTATCGACCGCGATAAGCACGCCGAGACTATTCTTGAGATGGCTGAACAGATTAAGAAGGAAGGAGGCAAGGATGAGTGATAGATTGCTTGAGGTCGTTCAAGACCATACTTCCCTAGTACAGGCACTCCAATTCATTTTGGAGGCCGCAGAGACGAAGAAGCTGCCATCATATGGCGTTCTTCCTACGTTTAATGACGATATGCTTGAAGATCAGGTGCGAATTGCGCTTGAGCTCATCACTGGAGAGAAGTATCCCTGATTGAATTTATATTTTTCTTCTACTTCATTATATATAAAAAAGTAAGGGCGGCATCTGTGAAGACACCGCCCTTTGTTAACCAATTTTTAGAATTATGCTCAGCAGAAAGAACCTGTGAACATTAATCTGCTTGCAAAGATACTTAGTTTTGCAGAAATTCTAGTAAAACAAAATTACTTTAACACGAATTTAACTATTTTCCACCCTTACAGAGTCCATTTTTGAATAACAAGCAGTCATTCTTGCCGGTTGGATAATTTATTGGGAGGTAAAAATGGCAAGTCGTATCTTCCGTTTGAAGCTCATCCTGCTTAATTTTGGCAAAGTCTCCAATCATCTTTGTGTAGTCAGCCCATTCTTTGGAAGATGTATTCTTAATTTTTGAGCGGGCGATAACGAGGTCTTTGAGAATCTGTTCCTTTGATGTAGCCTTTGCGAGCTGTTCCGGGGTTAAATCTTCGCTATGCTCGTTTTCAATCTTCTTGCCATGTACCTCTGCGATTCTCTTCTGGACAGACTCTTGGGCTTCGAGCAAGTTCATCTCGTTTTCGAGGAAGGATTTCTCCCAGTTGAGTCCTTCTCCCTGAAAGGCGATGGCCCAACTGTCACGGATAGGCATTCCTGAGCCACGGAGACTGGCGTAGATGTAATAGCGAGGGTCTTTCATCTTGAGAGCCTTCGCCTTCTTGTACGTATCGACGGATAGCGTGTATCCTTTTGTTTCTTCAATCATAATCTTGATATTTAAAAGTTCAACATTTGCTGCCTGCGGTGTTCTCTCCATACATTGATAGACTTGCCGTATATCCAATAGTCGAACACCTCTTCCGGCGACAATCCTTCGTCTATCATCCTTCCGCTAGCCTGGATATCCTTGATGGCCTTAATCCAACTATTATAGATATGCGGATAGCGTTTGCAGTCGGCGAGTTTCTGCTTATAGTTGTGCATAGGGCAGCACAGGCAGCCAATCCTATAGTAGCCCTCGTCGTACAGCTTGCAATGCTTAATACCGAGTGTATTCAAGAATAGCCATACATCATCATCTGTCCACTCTATGATTGGAGAGATGAGAAGCGATTCGTAGCCTCGGATACAGCCGATGGTACGTTCGTCACTGGCATTGGTGATGTTAATCTCGTGAATGCCCCACCGGGTTGGACGGCCACGCTTCTGACTGTTCCTCTTATCACGGAACTCGTCAAGACCTTCAAGGGAGCCGCTGTACTTATGGTTGGTAATCTCGACCTCACTCCTACCCGAACGCTGTCTGCTTTCTGCGTGACGGATTCCGATGAGAACAACATTGCCTGCACCGATGCCCTCTTTATAGACTCGGCAGCACCATCGTATCAGTCTTGTCGGGAGCATACCTTCCTTACGGGCCTGGTTGTAGATGCTGATTTTCGGCTTTATCATATCTACGTCCGGATACTGCTCACGGCCAAACTTGATTATCTCGGGAGGGTCAACAGACGTAAGACCCATGTGGGCCTTGAACTTCACACCTGCAATCTTGGCAATGTGATAAAGACACTGACTATCCTTGCCAGAACTGAACGATAGATAGAAGCCTTCGTTAGGCGAGTATGCCAGTGCAAGCTTCTCCGCCTTTCTCAGCAGCTCTACAGAGTGCTTTATCTTCTCCTGGAATTCTTTAGGGAACTTCGGGAGAATTTCTTCTAAAGTAAAATTTAATTCAGAATTTATCATACTACTTATTTTTTATAAACAAACTCGGCACGGCAAACACAGTTTGGATGTGCGGGGATAACCATCGTGTTAAGCGGATGTACATATCCACATAAATCATCACAAACGGGACAAGGATACGATGAGCCTCTGTGGACTAAGTACCCGACAGCTCCATTCTCCAGTCCATACTCCTGTTCTGCCTGTCCCCACGCTAAAGCAATCACCTGAGAAGCGTTTCTTACGATGTTCTGATAGGCGTTCTTGTAGTAGCCTTTTCCGTAAGAAGGAACATCGATGTTAATGTCCTTTCTCTTCGCCTTGGTAATGACTGATGTGTGATATGGGTCCTTGTAGCCGGTTCGGATGGAAGATAGTAGCTGCTGGTCTGAATATCCCATAAGAGTACCGGCCTTGATCATCCTTACAATATCTTCAGCAAAGTTTCCGAGATAGACGGCGTTTCTTTCAGATGTCGTCTTTCCGTAGATGTCGCTGACGAGAAACGATTCTATATTTTCGCTGTCAATCCCGAGAATCTTGCATGAAGCCTTAGAATAAGCAGAGATATAGCTGTTGATACTCTCCTCTGCTTCGGCAGTAACATTCTTGGCATAAGAGAGCAGGGCTGACTCGTTTGTGAGCCTGCCCGCACCTCTGTATCGCTTACTTGCGGTAATTACCTTCTGCGTCGTTTTCCAGAGGATATCTGATATGTGACTCTCACAGTTTCGGATTGCCTGCAAGCGCTTTCTGCTGTAATCGACAGAACGTTTTAACTCATCCATAGGCTTACTTCTTTACGGTCTTCCAGTTGTTACGGCCCGGCCAGTTGCCGTTCTCATCCCAGTCTGTCCCGCTTTTGTTCGGTCTGCCGGCGCCACGACCAGTACGTACGTTTCCGCTGCCTCCATTCTGAATCTTCGCCGTTGCTTTCTGTTCCTCGATAGCATTCTCTGTCTCATTATCCGCACGCTGAATATCCATGAGGAGGTCCTGCTGGTCCTCTTCCTTCTTCTCTCGCATAATGCGGTCGTATTCATCGTTAACTGGGAAGTCTGGGCAACGCTCAGATGCAGTCTGCTTTGAGAGGAAGTTGTTCTGAACAGCTGTCGCTAAGTTTGTTATTATTTCAGATTTATTCTGATGCACATAGATTTCCACCCAAGCGTGAATAGGAAGACCGGTCATAGTGGCCATGCAGTTTTCTTCAACTCCGATACCATACTTTGAGATACGAACAAGTTGATCCAGGAACGGATGCATCTTCTTAGCATCGTTCTCTGCAACCTCGATGGCAGGAGAATAGAGCAGCTTGATAGCAACGCCCGGAAGGTCACCCGACTTCAGCTCCGGTGGCTTTACTGTGAACGAAAGCTCATAGATGAGGTCATACGACTTGTTGAGCTGTGTCGCAAATGCATCGGAAGCGTCTGTTCCGTTAATGAAGTCAGCATCACCATTCGTATCTGTAATCTGAATCATCTTTGCAGAACCATTCGTGTCACCAACAACGGTAATGTCGTCACCATCGCCCTTCAGCTTCATTATAGGGAAGGCGTAAGCCTTGTTGTTCTCGCAGAGATAAGAGAAAGCTTCCTCGTAGTCCTCGATGTTCTTCTGTACAACAGACCAGCATGGACCGTCATCGTTTCTTACGTATGCAACAGGGATAAATGGGAAGCCGTGAGCTTTCTCTTCAACGCAAGTGTAGTCGTCGATTCCGAATATCTTGGCAATTCTCTTGATAGTCTCCTTGACCTTGCCTTCGTTAACTTGCTTCTTGAAGCGGTAGAACGTCTTGTCATCCCACACCTCTACCCATTCAATCTTTTCATTGCCTTCCTCGTCGAAGTCGTAATACTTGCGAGCAAACACAACGAGTTCACCAGTAAGAGGGTCGAACTGAGGATACAATGTGTCTCCTCTATCGAAAGCCAATGTGCGAGTACCGAATTTCTTGTTTTTATCGAAGAATCCGACTACAGCAGCCTCAGCAACCTTCATGTACGAACTTACAGCCTCATAGTGGCGAATCTCCATATCGTGCATATACCATCCCTTCTTGAACTTGGCAAGAAGATTAATATACTCTTCCTGTTTCTTCATCTCAGGATCACCGGCAAGCTCAAACTGAATATCGTTACCTGTCATGTGGAGAACATGCTTCGTATGAATAACTTGCTGGAAAGCAAATGCCGTTCTTTGAATCTCCTGGACATACCATTTCCCGTCTTCCGGGTTCTTTCTCCAGATGTCAGGGTAGAGATCCTTGTCGAAGATTTTGTGGGACGTAGGATAGAACTCACGAAGGAAGTCCTTCTGAGTCTTAATCACTCTGTACAATGTATCTTGCGGCATCTGAGGGTCTTCATTATCGGACACCTCGTTCCTGCAATAGCCATCGTGGGTCATGTACCCCTTTGGCGTGAGTTCAAAGAAAGGCTTCTTTACCAGAATCTTTCTGAAATTTGTTACCTTGATAGCATCCATAATCCTTTTACATTTTTATTTTTCTTTTTTGTTAAACTGAATATCATTACGTAGAACCAAGATTCAAAGAAGTCAGGCGAGTGCCCGACATATTTCTTGGCAATCTTCTTAGGTAATAGCTTGAATCCCCTATCATCACTATTCTCGTCACGTCTGAGCATCTTACGCTCCTTCTGAAGAATCTGTCTGAGAGGAACCTTGTCAAATCCGTTTCCTGAATACTTTCTTTCAAGCAGGGCCGAGTCGATGGAAATCTTCTTCTCTTTTATCATCTTATAGAATAACCATGCGCACTGAGACTTCAAATCCTTATAGAGGTATTTGATTCCTTCTTCTTCCTGATGATTCCTAGCGATAGGTGCTGCCTGGTTGTTAAATGGGACGGCATCCTTGAAGAATCCCTTGAAGTACTGACCTATGCCCTGCATATCGTAAGTGAAGTTGCATTCCTCAACGCCCCACTCTCTCAGCTTAGCCTCAACTACAGAAACGAGCGTCTTAGGGTCCAGCCTCAGAACAACCAAGTCTTTGCAGTGCCATCCTTCCCAAAGCCACATCACGAAGTTATCGCCTCCGGTGAATGCGATATCGGCAGAGGCTCTACGTTTTCCGTCTCCGATTTGTTCCGCATTGTCGTAGATTTCATCAAGGTCTTCCATCTTGATCATGTCATCTCCGGCAGCTTTCCAGTTCCAGTTAGCTTCCAGGTCTCGCATACGCTGTTCCTCATCCTGTTGGGCAAGGTTGGCGAGATATGAGGCATCGGTAGAGATAAGCTTAATGTTCTCTGATACGTCAGCGCGAACGAATGTTGCCGACTTGATGAACATTTCGAGCTTTGTATAACCAAGTTCCTCATAGCTATCCTTCCAAAGGCTATCGATAATGCCCTTGCACTGTTCGTATACCTCTTCTCTTGTGTTACCCCAGTAGATAGAGTCCGGTGTATCACCATCCATGAAGCAGTAGCGGATAACTCCATCTCGCTCCGGTATAATGTATCCATTCTCGTCAACCCACCAGTCGATGAACTTTCGCACCCATGATTCCGGGTCAGGGTTACAGGTAATCCAGAATCGGTTTCGTATGTGAGCTGCGTTTCGGTTGTTAGTCAAGAGGTACTTGAACTTCTTGTATGGACACTGAGTACCCTCATCGATGCAGACATAGGCATACTGGCGACCCTGAAATCGTGTCTTGAAGTCCTGGTAGGCTCCAGCATAGTACGAGAATTTGAGCCATCCTCCGTTATCGAAGTTCCAGGTCATATCATTTTGTGACTTATTGTAAGTTCCAAATTGGGAGAACAATTTATAAGAGTCTGTCACTAAGGACTGTAAGTCGTCTTTTTCGTTACGAAGAATTGTTGCATGAAAATCTGTATTTTTAATATCCTTCAGAACTTCCATTAGGGAAGAGAAGGACTTGGAGTTGTGAGTGACAATGAAGTCTTCCACCATAAACAGAGAGTTAGTATTGTTCACTGCAATACAGCAGCACTCCTTCTCTCCTACATATTCAAAATCAACAATCCTTCTTCCCAGTTCGCTTACGCCGCCATTGTACTCGGTACAAAGCGCCTTCTTACGTGGAAGACGGAATAAGCGTTCTGACTGATTAATTCTGATGTAAATATCATAATAATCGCTTGCCTCAATACGCTCTCCATTCTTGGTATAATGGTTCTCGTACTTATTTATAGTGGCAAGGCCTCCAAGGCTGTTTACTAAAAACTTAACGTCTTTAGCAAGCTGCTCACTGACTGTCGCAAACGTACAATGCCCACGCTTATCCACAGTACCATCGGTATCCATAAGTCCTTGAAGGATAGCCCACCTTGTCTCTATAGAGCCAAACTTATAGAAATCGGGAACAGACTTATTGAAAGCGTCGCAGCCGTAGAGCTTTAAACCCTCAAGGTCATTACGTAATCTCTCATCCTTGATTCTGTAATCACAAGCTATACTGCCTTGTTTTTGTGCATAGTTAGTCATATCGATGCCAGCACTCTCAAACTCTCTCACGATATCTTCGTCTGCACTACAGAGCATAGCATCATAACTTCCATTCTTTATATTTGCGGTTATACATCCATCTCCAAGTATGGCGCCCATAACATAAGGTGAGCTCGTTGGCTTGTAATGACGATTTCCCCAAGAGCGAGTAAACTTTACAGGCTCACACAAAGGTATGAGTAACTTGCTATTTTTAATCTCGCCAGTCTTCAGCTTTGTGAGGTGGTCAACAACCATCTGGGTGGTCCATACCCTATAATCATCATTGACAGATAACCCGTTAATGATTCTCTTCTTACTTCTATAGCAAGTCTTACGTACATTCCAAAGGTGGTCGTATGACGCAATAACCTCAGACCCATCGACAAACTTTAGTTTGTAAGCAGGAAGTTTGCCGTGGTCTTTGCGATATACGACGCGTTGCATGCCACCATCTGTACCACTAATAATGTCGCCCTGTTTCAGGTCGCCTATACGTCGATAGCCAAATGGAGTAACGACCTTTGTGTCGACAAGAAGCGGACCGCCTCGCGAGCCGCCAACTATCTTAATATCAGCGTCTATAGACAGCATGCGTTCCTGACCGCCACGCTGAGCTATAATCTTCAGCTTGTCGGGATGCTTCTTGTCGGCGTCTCTTAATGATTGGATATACTCTTGAGTGTAAATAGGCTCTCCGTTATCCAATTTTAATCCTGAAAATACATCTTTTTGCATAAATATACATTTAATACTGCAAAAATATACAATTTTTCTTTGATAATTGCATATTTATTCATATATTTGCAAAATAAAAGGTATATTTATACGTTTTCGAGGTGGAGGGACCACTTTCGGGATAACATTTTTAATCAAAAAAACAACATGACAAGAGAGGAACTCTTAGCATTAGTGAACAAGGAGGTTGATACCACCAAGTTCAAAGAACTTAGCCAAAAGACCATCGATGAGGAACTTGATGATGTTTTGGAAGATTTCGGTGATGACGAGGAAGCAAATTCCAAGTTGGTTACCAAGTTAGCAAACCGTCTGAAGCGTATCAACGGCAACTTGCACAAGAATATCTCTGACGAGGTAAAGAAGAGCAAGGAGGAAGCTGAACGCAAGAAGAAGGAAGAGGAAGAGGAGCGTAAGCGCAAGGAGGCTAAAAATGGTGACGATCCTGACGACAAATACTCCAAGCTGCTTGAGAAACTCGAAGCTCTCGAAAAGGCTAACGCAGAAAGAGACAAGAAGGCTGCAAGGAAGGCAACCATCGAGTCAGTAAAGACAGGTTTGAAGGATAAGTTCGACAAGGCAAACCTTGAAATGAAGAACTACTTCCTCAATGCTGCAATCGCAAAGCTGGAGATTCCGGACGAAGATGCCGACATCGACGACCTGGTTTCTAAGGCTGAGAAGATCTACACCGCAGAGTACAAGGAAGCTACTGGTGAAAACGGTGTCCCGGCAAAGGGACAGCGACCATCAGGTGGCGGAAGCTCTACTGACGACGACAAGTTCATGGATGAGATTGCCGAGCGTCGCAAGAAGAGATACGGCGGCGGTGAAGACAAGAAGTAATTTCAGGATAACAATTTTAAAAAGGTAAAAAGATTATGGACAACACTTCTATTTCCTACATGGAACAGATGGGTACTCGTGGTATGCTGAACCACGGTGCGACCATCATTCAGACAGAAGGTAAGGTCGGCGGAACCCGATATGTGTTTGCTGGTCTTGAGGCGCTCATTAAGAATGCCTTCGTTCACCCACCTATTGGTGGTAAGCTCGTCAATCCGTTCAAGGGTCAGGCTAAGATTTATGCCGGTGACTTGATTGAGCACGACCTTGGTTTTACAGCTGGCAACGACGGCCCTGGCGCAACATTCAAGATTCTGAAGGCTTACGGTGTAGCAAAGGCTACAACCGCTGATACCGATACAGAAATCTACATCGTTCGCAACGGATTCGTTCACATTCCATTCCCAGGCGACAACATCATGATCGGCCAGAAGGACTTCAAGACTAAGGCAAAGGGTGTGACTGTTTCTGCTGTTGAGGCTACTACCGACGACGCCGCAGGTGATGTTTGGAAGCTTACTCTCTCTGCTGCTCTCGGCGCATTGAAGGTCGGTGACGTATTGGTTGAGGCTGCTAGCGCAGGTACTTCTGTATTGCCGATGGTGACTAACCCTAACTGCTTCGCTCCGAGCGACAACGATTTTCCTTATTTCAATGCCGGTGGAGACAAGTATCATCAGCCTCGCAACAACAACAACTTCTGTATGTTGAATCCAGACTGCGTTATGTGGCTTGACCGCATGGGTCCTGTTCCTCCTGCCGTTAAGGCGATGAACAAGTCACTCTACCCAGAGTTCTGGCACATTTAACCTATTGTCTAACGTAAAAAGATTGATTCAGGATTATGGCAAAAATTGATATTGGTGTCGAGCAGCTTGCGAAGTTCTTCACTGGTAAGGGTAACAATACTTACCTTCAGAAGTTCGTCAATCGTGACGGCGTATTGCGCTGTAACAACGGCTGGTATCTGACACAGGGTGACATTGATCCAAACCTCACCCCTACATCTAATAATGGCGACGCAACCTTCAAGGTTCGTCTTCGCACTTTGAACCCTGCAACCTTGATGAACCTCCGTGCCCCTCTCGGCGAGGGCTATCAGAACGACCACGAGGGTATTGAGTGGTATACCGCTTCAATCCCAGACTTCGCTGCTGACGGCTTCCGTGAGACTGCGACAGAGCGTTACCACAAGATGAAGCTTCTCCAGGATGAGTTCGGCAACGATGCAGACCTGGTTGATGCTTATCTCGACAAGGTTCAGGTATTGTATGACTCTCTTGACATGACTATGACCTACATGTCAGCACAGTTGAGTTCTAAGGGTGTCATCGACTACGACAAGATCGGTCGCGGTATCCAGGAGCCTCTGTATGACGCAAAGGTTCCAGCCGAGAACTTCAAGAAGGCAGGTAAGCTTGCTTGGAACGACGAGAGCTGCGACTTGCTCGAACAGATGCGTAAGTTTGAGGAGGATTGGCGCAACAGTCATATTGAGTACCGCAGTGTACCTCTCGTATGGCAGATGACCAAGAACGACTACAACAACGTCTTCTTGAAGAACAAGCAGATTGCCGAGCTATACAAGAGCTGGGCGAACGCTAACTTTGTGGCAGTATTGCAGAACTACGGTCCGAACAACGCAATGTTCCTGAAGTCTGTTGTTGACCTCAATGGTCTTTCTCCTATCGAGATTGTCGATGAGGTTGAGCACAACAAGCGCTTCGACGGAACAGTTACCGAGATTCGTGGTTGGGCAGACGGAACAGTCGTTCTTCGCCCTGCTGGTAAGCCATTGCGTTTCATGCGTAAGGAGATTCTCGACAAGCGAATCTTCGATACTCTCGGCAATAAGCTAGTGGATGTAGCTTGGGCACAGACAAACAACGGTCTCGGTCTGCTCCGTAACATGGTTACCGCAAACGGTATGTTCCAGGAGTTCAAGACAGACTTGTTCCTCGCTTCTGTTCCTGCTATGCTCGATGCTCCTTACCGTTGGATTATCAACATTACCCAGAAGGGTTAGTTCTTTAACGTAACTAGATTGTATGACTATGGATTCGGAGATGAACATTTACACTGTGAACGACTACCTTATTAATAAGGTGAAGTTCGAGATGCCGATGAAGGCTCTGCTGGGCATCATGCACGACAGGGAGCTTGAAAATGGCATCGACCTCGAAGCCTGCGACAAGGACAAGGTGAGACTTGCCTATGCCGACATGCTGAAATGGTTTGTTCTTGGTCCGAGCAAGGTGAACAACACCTCCGATTCCGATAACGGATGGACTCATTCGGGAGGTGGCTATGATATGTCGGACAACGACAGGAGCGAGATGAAGGCAGAGGCTAACGCTATCTATGCAGAGCTGGAGCCTGATTCGATGCTCAAGAAGAAGTCCACCTTCCGGGTGACCTCCCACGGAGTAAAGAGGGCGAATTATTCTCCTTGGGGAGAACCTCTCCCTCACATCATCAAATAAGGCGTATGGAAAAGGAAAACATCAGAAACCCAAGATACCCTCACATCATCAAGATCGTGAGGAAGGTCGTCGGAAAAGCCGACCCTGATGACCCGTTTGCCGATGATGATGCTCCAGTTGGTGAGGACAAGGAAATCATTCTCTACTATGGCGAAGGCCGCAGTTACACAGATACCACTACAGAGGGAGACAAGAATGTCGACCAGAACAAGAGGAAGGCATCGATTCCGGTCAGATATGACGAATGGGATGCTGACAGATGTCCTCTTGACGGCGACACCATCTACTCCACTGTCGGCAACAACACCGAGGTAGGTATGGTTAAGGACTGCGAACCGGATAATAACAGGACTGTTGTATATTGGAATTTGACAAGGGTTTAGATTATGACAAGTTTATCAGGTCAGTTTTTACAGGTCGAGAAGAAAATCCGTCAGATGGCTGTAGCAAAGATGCAGCAGAAGATGGATCATGCGGCTGAAATGACAATGAAGACTGCTGACAAGTCTCGAAACTATGATGACGTAACCGGTAACTTGTACAAGTCAACAGCCATCGGTACATATTACAACGGCTCATTGCAGTCGATTCATTATGCTCCTGGCCCAGAGCCAACCCGAGTAACCCTTGCTGCTGGAGAGAGATACAACCTCGATAAGTATTATCGCAGTTCGTTCTCCTTCAAAGACAGCGGAAGGAGACCTTACAAGGGTGAATACGGAGAAGGTGGTGAATATGGTCCAAACGCGGCGTGGGATGAACTTGTTTCCAGGGAGCACAACAAAGGAAAGTACGATGCCACATGGCAGATGCTCCTTGTTGCCGGTGTGGATTACGCTAAGTTTGTCGAGGTAAAGAGAGGTCACGACGTGATTACCTCTCTTAGAGAATATTTGGTTAGATACTTTAGAACGATGTAAGATATGGTTAGTATTAAGACTCTATATTTCGATGTCGGCAATGCAATGAAGGGGATTTGTGACAAGCTCTACTCCCGGAGCCGACCAAAAGCAGTTGATACGAAAATCAACAGCTACATCGTGGTATACTTTCCATCTAGTATCTACAATAACGAGATGAACTCAAGTGGAGTTTACAATGATTTCACCACTACAGCTCAAATCGAATTGTATGTGCGCGATAAAGCTTCAGCAAGAAATCCAAACACATTTGATGTTTCTAGCGTTGACGAGAAAGTCCAGGAGATTATGGACAGATTTCCAATCTCCACAAAAAATCTCATTGTTTCCAATCCTCGTATAACACTACAGACAGACGATGGCGCAGGTTTTTCCGTGACAATCATACAGGGAAGGTTACGCACGAAATAAGTATTCAGGTATAACAATTTAAAATATTTTAGATTATGGCTATGACAACTATTGACAAGATGAAGGACATTTTCAATGGTCCTAAAACTCTGCTCTACTCAAAGGCTATTACCGATTTGAGCAAGGCTACAGTTGACATCACCCCAGAGGTTGAGCTTCCGGTTACCGTTGACTCGCTGAAGGCGACTATGGATGACCCAACCATCAACCACTACAAGGTTATCGGTCTTGCAGGCGACTGGGCAACCACAGCTGAGCTCGGCGACTTCAATGTAGAGTTCGTTGTTCCTTCAAAGGCAAAGGACTTGCTGACAATTATGTTCGGCGAGGATGCTATCACAGAGCTGACCAAGGTTACTCTGAAGGGTACAGGTGACGCTACCCTCGACGCTACTACCGGCTTTACAGGTATCGCTGTTGAGCCTAAGAAGTTCAAGATCAAGGGTACTATCGTTATTGTTGACGACGAGAAGGAGAACCTCATGGTTATTACCAACATCGCTCTCTACGCTACATTGCAGTGGGATAACTCTGGTACTGAGCCTGTTGCGTTTAAGTTCTCAGGTTCTATCGAGGGTGCAGGTAAGCGTAGCATCGCTTGGCTTACTAAGGCTCCAGCTGGTGGGGTACCAGGCGTTGGCGCTTAATCAAGAGAAAAAAAGCTTCTTTAGGTAATTATATTCAGGATAACAAACCGTAGGGCGGCAGGCTAATCAACAGCCGTGCCGCCCTCCTTCATTTAATAGCATACAATCATGGCAGAAGAAAAGAAAATAGAGCAGCCTTCAGTGGACTTGCAGGAGTTGCTTGACAGCGTGCTGCACGACGAGCCTACCGAGTTCGTGTTCCGTGGCAAGAAGCACAAGCTCGGTTGGCTTCGCAAGGGAACCATGAGCAGGTGTTCCCATATCAGGGCAAAGGAGAAGAACGAATGGAAGCGCAACGTCAAGATTTGCGTCTGCATCCTTCTCAACAACATCTGGAAGATTCGATTCCTGTATTGGATCTACTGGCGCTGGCTCTACTACATCAAGGATGTGGACGTGGCCGAGGTGCTGAGAGTCCTCGATGTTTCTAAAAAAAAAATTCCATCGAACGCATTCTCACTGGCTACCATATTAGCGACCGGGATGACGGACGTGATGATGACGATGACGAGGAGCGAAGCAAAAGCTATCCAAGCAGAACAAGCTGGGGAGCAGCCTTCTCGCTAGCGGAGAAGTTCGGCTTCCTCTTTCAGCGCAAGTACTTCATTGCAGCCTACGACTACTGGTGGGGCTATTCATCGGCGCAGATTGACCTCATGGTTGCAGACCAGCCTCTTGTTGTCTATCCAAAGGCCAAGAAGGAAGGCGGTCTGAAGAAGCATACCAAGAAGGAGATGGATGACCTCTACGACAGGTGGATGGAGAAAAAGAAGAATGAGGGAAGCCTCGTTGGCAAGAAGATAAGTCTTGCTGATTACTTAAACAACAAACTCTAATTTAAAAATATTCAGGATATGGCAGGTGGAAATTTAGGTGACTTGTGGTTTGACTTAAACATTAAAGACAGCAATGTTAGGTCAAAACTGAAAGAAATTTCAGAAGCACTTTCGGAGTTGGATCTAAAAACTGAGTCCGGAAGAAAGTCTGCTGAGAAGTTATTTAAGAACTTTAATAGAGAGAATAGCAAAGAAATCGCTGAGGATTTTAAAAATATAGCGGCCCAAATGGGCATTCAGGCTCAGGAAACTGCAAATCTCAGCAAAAGACTGAAGGAGTTATCGGAACTAAAAGCAGACATTCTTCGTAGAGACAAGGAACAATCCGAGCACGGTAACTTTGTTGCGATGAAAAATGAAGCACAGGCTGCACTTGATTTAACAAATAGATACAATGAACTTGCCAAGTTAAAAGAAGATATCTTAAGACGCGACAAGGAAATGGAGGCTCAAGGGGCTTTCGTGACGCTTGTTAACGAATCGAAACAGGCGCAAGAACTTAATGAGCGTTACAGGGAAATGCAGCAACTGAAATCCGCGATTTTGGAGCGAGACAGACAGTCAACCGAGCACGGTAACTTTGTTGCGATGAAAAATGAAGCACAGGCTGCACAGGAGTTAGCTGTCAGGGAAAGAGAACTCGCTGAGTTGCGAAATGCTATCGTACGCCGTAATGAAGAAATGATTGCTGCCGAAAATAGGCTAAGAGAAGCGACGGAGCGAACTAACCAGGCTAGAAGAGAAGCAATTTCAGTATCTAGGAAACAGGCAGAATCCCTTGTACGTGATAGAGTTAAGGAACTCGAAGCACAAAGAATACAACTGCAAGGGTTGTTTGGTAGCGGCAAGAATACATTATCTACAGAAGATTTGGCTCGTATTAGGGCTGCTTTTTCGCAAATAACAAGCGAGCTTAATACTCTTCGAGGAGCTATGGCTAATCTTAGTGGGTATTCTATAAGAGATTTATTCTCAATGGGACGAGGAACAAGCGACTATTCTCCTCTTATTAGAAGTATGGAATCCGCTATTAGCCAAAAACAAAAGGCTTTAGATCTGGAGAGAAAACATCAGCAGGAAATAGCACAAACTGGTGCAAAGATTCAGTCTGATTTGGTTCGTGGTTTCGAGAAGGCTAATAGTCATGCAGGAAAGTTGAATTCAACCGTACAGGATTTGAAATCACTTTTCTTGCAGGGAGGTCTTGTGTTCGGCGCACAGCAGTTCGCTATGAGTATCATCACTACTGGTGGTGAGATGGAGAAGCAGCATATTGCTCTCCAGTCAATCCTTGGTGATATGCAGAATGCGAACACAATGTTTAATCAGATTAAGGAACTCGCTCTTAATTCGCCATTTACATTCTCTGAATTGAACCGAGATGTTAAGCAGTTGGCTGCGTATGGAGTTGAGTACGACCAGCTCTATGACACAACCAAGAGGCTTGCGGATATGTCTTCCGGTCTTGGTGTTAGCTTTGACCGTATCGCATTGGCATTTGGTCAGGTTCAGGCTCGTGGCTGGCTCGATGGTAAGGAACTCCGCCAGATTGCTTATGCAGGTATTCCTCTGCTTGAAAAGTTATCTGAGTTCTACTCTAAGCAAGAGGGTCGAAATGTCTCTACATCAGAGATTAAGACTCGTATTTCTAACCGAGAGGTAAGCTTCGATGATGTAAAGTCTATCTTCTGGCAGATGACAGATGCAGGCGGTCAGTTCTACAACATGCAGCAGGTTCTGAGTGAGACTCTGCTCGGACGCTACAATAAATTGAAGGATGCCTTGGAAATCATGCTTGCCGACTTTGCTAACGGCAAGAATATTATAGGTGGAACTTTCAAGGGTATTCTTGATGTTGTCACCAATCTTGTGCAGCAGATTCACGTCTTGGGTCCTGCTATGGTTGCGGCATTCGCAGGTCCGGCCCTTATGCGTGGAGTTAAGACCCTGGAAGGCGGCATTGGAAAGAGGATACTGAACTCTAAGGGAAATATTGCGAAAGAAGCAGAACTTAAGCTTTTGCGTGGCGAGAAAATAACTCCTGTAGAGAAACAGATTCTTCAGTACAAAAATCAGATTCGGATTCAGGATATTCAGGCACTCGCGAAGGCGAATGCGATAACAAAAGCCGAGCTCAGGCGCTTGTATGTTACCGGTCAGATAACCAAGGAGATGTACAAGCAAGGTATGGCTCTCACAAAACAGGAGGGTCAGGTAAATAGAATCTCCCTTGGTGGAGTTCTGAAGGGATTGGCTAGCCCTAGTAAATGGGGAGCCGCAGGAGGCTTGCTTCTCGGAGGATTGAAATCAGGATTCAGTTCTATCATCGGTTTTCTTGGTGGTCTTCCAGGAATAGCTATATCTGCCGGATCTGCAATTTTTGCATACTACTGGCAGAAGCATCAGCAGCTTAAACAGGATATGGAGACTACGGCTGACGAACTGAAAGACAGGTACACTCAGATCGGCGAGTTCCTTCGCGATAACGATGCAGATAAAGCCATTAAGGACGGCGATGAGAAAGAGATAGAAAACCTTATTGACGCATATAAGGAAAAGCTGAAGGAGATTGCTCCTGAAAAGGAGAATGCTTTCACTATGAGCCTTCTCGAAAAGAAATCGAATGAGGATAGACTTAAGTATCTCAAAGAACAGCTCATCCTTCTCAAACAGGTTGAGGAGAGCACTCAGAAATCTCTTTCTAACGAGGACGCCTATAAGGGATTCGACGAGAAGCTTTCTTCTGCAAAGGAAATAGCAGAAGCGTTCTATTCGGCATCCGCAAAGGCGAATATGATTAATGCCACCCAATCAGACTTTGCTAGCTTCAACTCCTGGGAGGAAAAGTATAAGAATGAGGTGAAAGCCATGCGCGATTATCTCATTAATGAACTTGGAGATATTAGCAACAGCCCGAAGTTGCAGGGTAAGGCTAACCAGATTCTTTCGTCATTTTTTGCAAAGCAGGGATGGAATCAGGATGTTTCTGATCAGTTCCGTGCGGACGTTCTTAATGCGATGGGTGTTGAAACAGGCTTCTACGAGAACAAATTCAAGGATGCTCTCGATAACGCAGTAAACACTTCGTTTCCTTGGATTGGTGACAAGATTCGCAACAACCAGGAATTGACAGATGCAGAAAGGATTCAGGTCTCAAACATGATGAAGGATGCCGCGGCTCATGTTCAGAAAGACTATCCTTTTGCATCAGACGCATTGAAGCGAATGCTTGCGGCTGATAGATTCGAGGCTGTCATTCATCTCGTATTCAGGAACGATGACTCGGACCTCACTCAACAGCTCGAAAAGAATCTAAAGGGTAGTGGTTATGACTACCATGAGAAGAACAAGTACGTCAAGAGTTGGGGAAAGGATGCCGGAGACGACTACGATAAAGCAAAGAGCAACGCAGAGTCGGACATTACTGCTGCCAAAAAGGAACTCAACACCAGAAAGAAGATGCTTGCGCTGGGCAATCTTTCTCTCGATGAGTTTACACAGAAGCAGAAGGAGTACGAACTTAAGATGCAGGCTTATCATGATAACTGGGGCGAATGGTTTACTGGTGACGACAAGAAGAAAAACAAGAAAACCGGTGGTCGTAGGTCAACAGGCGCGCAGACAGATAAGGCTCTTGAAGATTTGAGGAAGCGCATCGACTTATACAAGAAGATGTATGCTGAAATCAAGAAGTTTAAGGAGCTTTATGGAGAAGGTGCTCTTGGTCAGCTTGCTAATGACGGAGAGTTTGAGGCTATATTCAATGATAAAAAGAGGTTCCCTATCTCCGACTACACCAATTATGAGACCTCTATTAAAGAACTCTTGAAGACTCTCCCGGCCTCAACAAGGGAGAGATTGGACTATGCTGCAAACGAGAAGGCTGGCATTCAAACTGAAAACCGAAAACTTCTCGAAGACCAGCGCAGAGAGGAACTGAATGTACTCAATAAGCAACTTGATACTATATCTGAGCAGTATGAGACATACAAGAAGATATATGAGCTGACAGGAAACAAGAAGGGTTCAGAAAACATAGCTTTCGGCGGAACTGTTCAATTTGATACATACAAGAAGTTCCTGGAGGAACAACTTGACATTGCGGTAAAGCACGACAATGTTCAGTCCGGTCTCAACTTTACTACGGATGAGGTTAAGGGAATGAGTCTTGAAAATGTCAAGGATAAGTATGGCGAGGAGACTCGTGTTTACGATATCCGCAAGAAACTGGAAGATGAGAACAACAAGATCAAGAAGGAGACCATCGACCTGATGGCTAGTCTGATTGAAAAGAATGCAACCATCGCCCAGCAGATTGAGGATGAAAACCGCAAATACGAGAGACAGCTTGACCTCATCAAGGGCATCGAAGACCCACAGATGAGAGACAGAGCCAAGGCAGGAGCCACAAAGACTCACAACGAGAATTTGGCAAAGCTCCAGTTTGAACAGTTCAAGCAGGAATCTGATTGGGTTGCTATCTTCGATGACCTCGACAGGGTGTCTTCGTCAACAATCAACTCTATGATCGAGAAGATAGACCAGTTTTCTATGACTACCGGTTTATCTGTAGAATCCATCAAACAACTCAGAGATGCCCTAGATAAGCTCAGAAATGAGCAGATTAGCAGAAATCCGTTCGGCTTCATCTTCGGAGGAGTGAATCGCGGTAAGGCTATCGGAAAGTTCATAAATGAGCGTCTTGGCGGTATGGATGATACTGCGAAGATATTCGTTAGTAAGGAGGAGGCTTCGAGACTTGGTATCGCAGGCGGCGTAAGAACAAAGGCGAGTCTGAAGAATGATCAGCAGTCAGCGTACGCCGACTCATCTAAAGCAATCTCTGAACTTGCGACGAAGATGCAGGCACTCAATACGGTTCTTGACCCGGTAATCAATCTGTTTAAGGCTATGGGCGAAGAGGATTCAATCCTTGGTCAAATTGTTGGTGGAGCATCAGGCGCATTCTCTTCGGCAGCAAGTACAGCCGGGGCTTTTGATACCCTCGGCAAAATGGATGGTCTCGGGTTCCTCAAAGGTGCTGGTCCATACGCAGCAGCCGCTTCCGCAGCGTTGAGCATTGGCGGCTCGCTCATCAAGGCGTTCGGTGCAGACTACAGCAGCTACAACAAGGCGAAGGCTGAGTACGACAACCTGACCTCAATTTGGGATTCTCTCATCTCCAAGAAGACTGAGTACATGAACATCCATTGGGGTACAGAGGCTACAGAGGCATCCAAGGAAGCTCAGGAAATGCTTAAGGCGGAGATTGAGCAGACCAAGGTTATCGCCCAGAAGAGGCTCAATTCTGGTGCTTCTGTCGGATCTCATTCTATTTGGTATCGAATGTGGAAGGGTTCGTACAAGTACAATGGTCAGAATTGGCGTGATGTAGCAGGAGAAATTTCTTCAAAGTACGGAGTTCAGTTCAATGGAATGGAGGATATGCTCAATATGGACTCCGATACTCTTTCAAAGATAAAAAAGGATTATACCGGTCTTTGGGCTAGTATGGACTCTGAGTTCAGGGATTACCTGGAAAAGCTCATTCAGTACGGAGAGAAGGCTGATGACATGATTGAGGCTCTTACAGAGAAACTGACCGGTAACAAGTTCTCTGACTTGGTGTCTTCCTGGGGTGACGCAATGGCAACGATGGCTAACTCGTCAGATAATCTCGTTGAGCACTTCGAGGACAACCTGAAGAAAACCATCTTGAACTCCATGATTGAGAATATATATGGAGACAAGATTAAGGCTCTTTTGAAGAAGACTCAGGGGTACGCAGAGAATGGTGACAAGATCAAGGATTCCAACGGAAATGTCATTTCAGAATTCACAGGAGCCGAGTATGCCGACGTAAAGAACAGCACAGATGAGCTCTCAAAACAGATAGAAGCTACTCGTGACTATCTTAAGAAAGTATATGGATGGTCCGACAACAGCAGTTCTTCTTCTAGGAATTCCATTAAGAGCATTACTGAGGAAACAGGAGACTTGATTGCCTCCTACCTCAACGCAATTAGGCTCGATTGCTCAGTTATGCGCGCAGAGCAGTCTAAGTACTATCCAGAGATGAGTGAGATTGCTAAATCTCAGCTGACGCAGCTTAATGCGATTGCTCGAAATACGTTACGCAATGCGGATGCGGCCGAGAGGATTGAAAGCATATTCGTTGAGTATAACGACAACTTCAATAGAGTTCTTAACGGAACAAAATCATTGAAGATGAAGTAATAATCGGTGGCGCGGATCTATATCCGTGCCCATTTGTATATTTATGCATTTTTAATCAAATATTTCTTGCATATTTATTCTATTTTTCGTATATTTGCAATTATAAAAAGTTGAATTAAGGTATGAAAGATTATTTCAGGATATACATGCAGAAGGAAGGCGATGGGAACGAGGTGAAGGACTCCATCGCCGACTTCGGTATGTATGTTAGCGAGAATCCGTTCAAACCATGTGATGCCGTCAAGGAACCCGTGAAAAGGGAATGGCACGACGAGCATGGTGACGACGAGTATATTGGCAAGGATGGTCTCTATATGGCAGCATACGAGAACAAGGTCAAGTTCCTGTTTAAGGGTGATGCCTTCGGCGCAAACGAGAAGTGTAAGGCTTTCATTGACTATCTACGTAAGTCCGGCATGATGAAGATGTACTGCGACTTCAACAAGATTGGAAGGCAGCATGTGAGACTGAAGAGCATTGATCCGGACCTATACAGATATCCTGGCAGCGAGGACTTGCTTATTCTCTCTATAACGTTCAAGTTTAACGACCCTGTTACTGATATCAAGCCGATTATGTATACACATGGCAGGATTTCAAATTTAGGATAACACAGACACATGAGCACTTGGAATATTTATCATAAGGATGGCTCGAAGCTGACAGGCGTTAACGGAGAGCAGATAACCGTTCATGGATTGGAATACTCCGATTCCTGGATGGGCGAGTGCTTTTTGACTATCAACTTCAAGCATGAAGTGCCTATCAACTTTCAGATAGGCGACTATATTGTCTATCGTGGCGAGCGGTTTGAGCTCAACTACGAGCCGGGCAAGGATAAGCAGGCCAGACCCGACACATATGGAGAGGGCTTCGTATATGACAGCGTAAAGTTCAATGCATTGCAAGATGAGCTTGCTAGAGCAGAGTTCCTCGATGTGGTATTGAACGATAACGAGCTTCACTACACTGCCCTACCGAAATTCCCATTCTATGTACAGACTTTGGATGATTTGCTAGACAGGATCCAGGCGAACCTCGATGAGCAGATTGGTGCAGGTCTTTGGAAGATTTACTCCAGAAATATGGAACGTTCCGTTCAGCGTGGATGCCTCGCGAGCGACTGGCTGTCAATGTACGGCGAAGGAACAAGAGATAACGTCATCGAATCGATGTCTATTACAGTGGATTCGCAGACCTGTTGGCAGGCCCTTGCACTTGTGAACGAGAAGTGGGACATAAACTTCATCGTCAGAGGAAGAAATATCTATGTCGGTACTACCGGAATACAGGCAAACCATATCTTCAAGTATGGCCTCGGTAATGGATTATATGAGATAGTTCAGAACGCTGATTCCGACCAGAGTGTCGTTACGAGATTGAGAGCGTATGGCTCCGAGAAGAATCTTCCTTCTCACTACTATGCGGACCTCGGTGTCAAGTACGTGGCGAACATCACGAAAGTCGTCGGAGCCAGCACGAATGTTGAACTTGAACTGGACCTCGATTATATAAAGACATATTTCAAGAATCCGAGAAAGTATATTGTTCCTGGAGAAACTGGCGAGCAGTCTTCTGGTTGGGTGCTTAAGGTTACATTTGATTTCAAGACTGAGATTACCGGTTATGTAACACAGAAATACAATACCAATAAGTGTAGATTCTATTCGGAATACAGGGGAACGCAGGTAGATAGCGGTGACGAAGAGTCAAGGGAAAACCTTAACACTTTCATCGCTCAGGTTAAGGCGGGAAACACGAAGATGTATATCACATCGGGCCTCAACAAGAAAAATGTTCCTTCGTCCATGAAGGAATATTCAGAGAATCTCCCGAACAATATGTCCATCAACAGACTTATGTTGCCTGGATTCCCTCATGTATCTCTGAGTGACTTCTATGATTCACTCACGGATGAAGAGAAGAAGTATGTGAACCCTACAGGGAAACAGCACAGATTCTCTACTGACCCGCATAGACCATACATCGATTCCATCAACATCGATCAGATTGGTCTTCGTTCGGCATCGCAGTTCTTCGATACCGATGATAAGACGAATGGAGTCGTAGAAATCTACCCTACCATCGAAGAAATGGTTGTCGGTGGCGTGCGTGTGGATGAGATTGACGAGGGTGTTGCTCCTGATGATGACGGCCGATATGATGGCGACCCTGGTCCGAATAATGTTGATATTTATCTCAGCAAAGCTGTTGATTTCGATATAAAAGATTTAGCGGACGACGATTTCTCAATCTCCATGAAAGATGGTATGTGCGGTGGCCGAACGTTCAAGGTAGCATCCTCTACCAAGGTAGATGGAAGATGGAGGCTTACTATTGAGAGAGTCAAGGATGATGCTCTTGAGCTTTGGTTTCCATACAAGGACTACCCTATCAAGAAAGGAGACCATTTCGTTCTTACCGGCATCACACTTCCTGATTCGTATGTCAATGCTGCATCTCTGAAGCTTCTCAAATACGCCATAGCGCTCCTTGATAAGAATGACTATACAAGGTATGTATATCAGCCTAAGGTAGATGAGATTTTCATGGCAAGGCAGCACGACCAAGCGCAGGCAGACGATACAGGAGTTATCAAGAGCCTCCACGATACGCTTAAGGCCGGCGACCTGATGAACTTCAATGATACAGACCTCAATATCGAAGTAATCATCTCTATCGACCAGCTCACGATCAAGGAAGAAGATGGCAAGATTCCTACATACGACATAACTCTCCGCGAGGATAAGGAGGTTGGAACTATCCAAAAGATTCAGCAGCAGATTTCGTCTCTTCAAAACGGAAATGGTGGAACAGGTGCAGGCTTGACAACTACACAGGTTAAGAATCAGGTTGCGACAGAGGGAAGCAAGCACTTCATCTCAAAGATAAACGATGACATCGCAAAAGGTACAGTTACCTTCGAGAAGGTACAGAAGTTCGTGCAAGGCTTCTTCCTCGGTCACTCAAATGAGTTTAGCATAGACGGAAGTGGAAACGCTATTTTATCTAGTGTCTTGGTGAACTTATTGAAGTCACTCGACTTTAATGAGGCAGAGCAGAGCGGTTTTGCTATTAAGCAACGAAGCGATGGTAAGTTTCAAATGTTGCTCACGGATTTGATAGTTTGGGGTAAGGCAATATTCAATACGTTGCTCATCCGTGAACTCAGCTACGTTGGAGGTAATATCGTCCTCTCCCCTGCTGCTGGAAAGATAAGCTACATCATGGAAGTATATAGCGAGACAACGAATGAGCTGATTGGCTGGAAATGCTATCTCCTCGCAGATGATGGAACGACCGCAACAATCAACTCATTTAAGGTGGAAGACCAAGTTAGGTGCAAGACATTCAACATAGCACCTGGTGTTTATGAGAACGTCAGCAACAAGGACTATTGGAGACTTGTCACTAAGGTATCAACCGAGAACGAGGCAATCACCGATGATGAAGGTCACGAACTCTATGACGGAAAGAAGTTTGCATGGATTCAGATAGCAAAGGATAACTGCATGGAAGGCTCGGATAACCCTGCTGTAGGAGATACCATTGTGCTCATGGGTAATAGAAGCGACAAGAGCCGCCAGCACCTTCTGATGATGGAGACCGAAGGAGATTCCGCACCTAGGTTCACTATGTATAGGGTTATCAATACATACTCGCTGAAGGACAAGTCTATCTTTGACGTTTCCTTCGATGGCATCAACATCGTGAGCAAATACTTCAATATGGTGAGCGTCAGTGGCGAGAAGGTATGGACTCCCGTCTATCGTGGTGATTGGAAGGAAGGTACGGAATACAGCTACTATGATGAGGTTA